TCATTTTGTCGGCTTCACTTTATCGCCGCGACGGTTTCTTACGTAGTGCTCGGTCATGGTTACGGATGAGTGTCCGAGCTGCTTCTGTGCCTGGCGAATGTCGCCCGAGCTGTCGGTTTTATCCGTGCCTGCTTTGGCCCGAAGGTCACGGAATTGGAAGTCTCCATCTTTCACGCCGGCAGCTCGCCGGGCTTCACGAAAACGTCGCTGCAATGTGTCGAGCAACATGCGCTGCCCGTTCTCATTGACAACGAGCGCCGTACTAACGACCTTATACCCTGCCTTGCGGGCTCGGATGCGATCGATCACCGCCTTTAGCTCGCCAAACACCTCCATGCGCAGCTTCTTCCCGGTCTTGCCTTGATCGATATGGAGCAACCCATCACGGATATGGCGCTCGTCGTAGTTGAGCGTGTCCTGCGGGCGCTGTCCGCACAGATACGCCAGATCCATTGCATCGCGCGTCGGCTGGTCTGCGAGATCGTAGACCCGCTTAAATATATCGTCCTCGACGTAGACGTCACGCCCTGACTCCTTATTCACCTTGATACCGAGGCATGGGTTAGCAGCCTTCGTCATGCCGATCTCGCGTGCAAAGTTGAACATATGGCTCAGCACTTCAACATCACGGTTGGCGCGGATGTAGCCCGCGCTTGGTGGCACAGGCCGCTTTTTTGATTGATACCATTCGACGGCTTTCTTGTGGCGCCAATGCATATACTGCTTGACGTGCGTCGGCTCAATATCGTCTAGCGGCGCGCCATCGAAAAACTCTTTCAGCAAGCCAATTTGCACCAGCTTTGCTGCTTGGCTGCTCGGGGCATTCGTGGGCAGCACGTCGCGCATGTACGCGTCGAAGGCATCCTTAATGGTCGGTGCGAGCATCTTTGGCATCTCTGCCTGTTCGATCTCCGACCATCGCTTGACGGCAAGCACAAAGTCAGTCCCGAGCGATTCCTCATGGCGCGGACGGCCGCCATGATCGTAGTAGTAATACGTCACCTTGCCGCGCCGTCTAGGCCGCATGCGTGGCGGACAATTCAAGTTGACGGTCGGCGTTCTCCCCACGATTTCACCTCATAGCCAGCACTTTCGGCTGCCATTTCTTTTTAGGTTGTTCGTCAGCTGGTCGGCCAACGATTACTGCACGCGCGATGATTGGCCGACCCCGGGTATTCGTCCAGAACGGGATTCCTGACGTGCGCAACCAGTCGACCTGCAACTCCTCGCGTGTTCTGCCGCGCTTTCCGACAAGTACACCCGTCAATTCCGCCACTTCTTCAGGCGATAGAAAAGTATCGCTCATCTCTTCACCCCAAAATATAGCGCTGAAACCCGTACTGCTTCCACGTTATGACTCATGCTGGTTGCCAATCGATCAGCGGCGTTTCGTATCCAAGCATCAGCGGGTGCAGTGGATCGCCCGACTTCGACAGGCCAAAACACTTCATCGGCTTCCCGCTCGCAACAAGCATCGCTTCGACCTCGTCATGCCGGTAGCGCAAGCGCTTCGGGACCTTAGCTCTCGGACCCCATGACGGCACGAGGATGTCGGCGTCTGCAATGATCTGTGCGAGGTGCATATCGTTGTCAGGGCCGATAGGATCAATCGCTGACGCAAGTTCACGCACGTCGGTTGCACAGAACGCGAAAAGGTTGCCAACGATCATCCGGCTACCCTTGTTGAGCAGCGTGAAGCTGCGCCATTTCGTGACTGTGTGATCGTTCTTGACTGCGCCTGCTGTCGCACCGTTGACGCCTAGGTAGGCAATGACGATGCCGTTCGGCAAGCCTTCGCGCTCAAGCCGGTATCTGAACAGGCCGCATTCGCTGAATATTGCGCTCATGTCTTCCCTCCCTCCGCTGTGGTCACTTCAGTGCATCTGGCCATATATCTTGGAGTGCCTTAATCGCATCGGCGTATAGCTCGTCCTTCCAGCCTCGGCCTTTATACACAGCAGGCTGTGCTTCAATGTAGCCTCCGATACCAAGCGTATATCCACGGGCCTTTTCGCTGATCGTAACGGCACCGTGTTTGGGCCATTCCAGCACTACCAATCCGCCGTACATGAACGTCGTCCAGCCTTCTGGCAATTTCACGATGATGAATCCCCGCTTCGTTGCGACTCGATAGCAGCGAGATTGTTTTCGAGAATTGCGCGTAGCTCGTCAACATTGATGCAGATCGTGTCTTTTGATCCGGGATCGGCGGCCTCGGTCTCGCATACATCTCGAATGATGGTTTCGGTGATATTCATGATGTCTTCCCCGTGGTGGTGATAGCAGCGTCTTGTTGCGACTTAAGGGCGCGACACACTTTGATGCAATCGTTGCTGTCGAGCATGTAGTTGTCGTCAGCCGCCAAGTCGTCCTTAGCTTTGATCGCCGCACAGCATTCCTCGATCACGCTATCCCGGCTCGGGTGCGTATCCCAAAACGCCGGTTCGTCTTCCCCTTTGTAGCCCATGAGCAAATACGCGTCGTGCGCTGAACGATCGTCGAATACCTTTGGCATCCAGTAGGCGAGCGCTTTCTGAAGCGCGGCGATTATCTCGGCTGCATCATCGCAACGCGCCGCTACGCGCTCGAAATCGCGGCACCCTGCCACGTACAAGCTATATGGCACAGTTGCTTCGGTGCTCTGTTCCGCAGTGGCGCGGGCTGCTTCGAGTTCGTCACACTTATCCTTGTGGTCAAGGTAGTGGCGATACGCGCCTTCAATGAAACCTTGCTCGATCATGGCCGCGATGCGCTTGGCTCGTTCCGCTTCACTTGGCACTGCGGCGATGCGCGCTGACATAGCGCTAAGGCGAATCTCGGCAGCCCATATCGCTGCGAAGGTTTCGAGTGCGGAAAGCGCCTTATCGAGCGCGCGCCGCTGGTTCGGGCTCATCTGTTCGAGTTCGTCAGTCATGTCTTCTCCATTGGAGCGCTAGCAGCGTCAAGGATGAATTGCGCTTCTGCAATGCGTTCGTCGCGCTTGCACCGGTCATCCTTGTCCCACCAAATTTCGAATTCATCGTCAGTCCACTCATACTGCTCACACCGCTTGCGCTCAAGCGCCTTGGCTGCGCGCTCGGCATCCTGCGCATCGCTTGGCGCGGCGTCACGGGTGGCGAGCAGGTCAACGATCTTCCGCGCGATGAATCCCTCCCAGTGTTCGCCAGCGGGTGGATTAGCAGGCTCACACAGCAGTTCATAGACTCCCTGAACGCGTGGATCATCAAACGTCGCCACCGGTCGCGCATCTGCGCCCTGCGTGGGGGCTCGCTGATTCCATGCATCGATTGCGCCGCGTTCTGTTGATCCTTGGCCTGTCATCGTCACCGCACAACTGTCGCACTTCACAAAGAAGCCATCGCAAACTTTCAACCACTGGGTAAGGATCGATGCTTTTCTGCCGCAAAACGGGCAAGGTTTCAGGCTGCTCATGATTTATTTCCGCCCATAGACGCTGCAAGGAGGGCGATAAGATCGGAACGCCAGCAGGTTACGGTCAGAGCGGTGCTCGACTCTGCTCTCAACGATTCTTTGAGCCTGGCGATAACCATCGGGTCGCTCGCGGCGGGACTGGCAGGGGCGGCGTAGAGCGGCGTTATGGTGTCACCGTCAAATTCACAAACTTGAACTTGAGCCTCCGAAGGCTTCTCTGTCCAAGCAACCCGCACCATTCCTCTTTTTGATGTGACCAACCACGCTACCGGCGCGCTTCCAGTGGTCGGAGCGGTGGAGCGAGCGCGAATGCTATCCGCAGCAACGAGTGCCGCCATGTAGGTATCGGAGCCTCGTGACGCGTCTTTAATAGCCTTCTCGATGATGTCGATAATGGCTTCGCGCTCGCCTATAGCTGCGCCCGATACGTCGACTTGATCCGAGATCGGTGAGGGGGTGGTCGGGGTCATTTTGGTCATAGCGTGTTTCGAGCCTTTCGGCGCACCTCAGAAACCAACCCTTGTTTTGATCGTACCTCTTGGCGCTCCATGTCTTTGAACACGGTCATCACGAGGTCCTTGTATTTCTTGCTTTCGATCGCCTTTTTTGCGGCGCCCATCTTTATTACCTTTGCCATGCTCAAACCTCATTTGAGTTCGAAAGTTGACCAAGCGCCGTAAAGACCGTGCCTATCAGCGCATGAGGGGCCTTTGCTCGCGATGATTGCGTATTGGCGAACCATGTCAGCGGACGGCTTGCCACTGCGATAACGCTTCGTATTGCGTGCGATCAGACGAACGAAACAATCAGCACCTACAGTCCCAAGAGCAGTTGTCTGAACGCCGAGCTTCAAAGGGCGTCCGCAATGATCGCAACTGCATTCTTGTTCGAAACCGTTGATTGTGATCGTTGTCATTTCGTTCTCCATCTGTTTGCTTGTTCGATGTAGTTATTGTGATTCACAAAGTACCGTAACGCAAGAACTATTTGAATCACGATAAGTTGTTGTACAATGCGTCCATGGAACCTACAAAGCCCAAAATGGGTCGCCCCCCAAAATCACCCGAAGAGCGCCTTGAACAGCGCTCGATCCGGCTTACTGCTGCCCAATGGGCAAAGATCGACGCTCACGGGGTACCGTGGCTGCGCAAGCTGATCGACCGCGCTAAGCCTCCGAAGCCGGAGGAGTAGATGATTTATCCCCGCCCATAGACGCTGCAAGTATGGCGCGACCTACTGCGATGGCGATCAGCTTTTGATTGTCAGTCGCAGTTCCCATCGGGTAGAAGATTTGCACGATTCGCTCATCGCTCAGCACCCCGTCCGCAGGCTTTGCATCGTTCGGGCCACCGTATCCGCATGTGCAAGGTGCCCACGGATCGTCTTCCATGATGTATCGACAACCAAGTGCATGCGCTTGCAAGGGCTTTGCATCGGCGGTAGCGCTGGCCGATGGCTGAGGGGCGACGTTGCGGTTGGCGAGCCATTTCGCGAAGCTTTGGAGCATCTGCGTGAACGATTCCTTCGCCTCTACCGCGATCTGGCCTTCACGGTACATCGTCCAGCAATGGTCGATTACCGATTGCGCCACCGGTCGCGCATCTGCGCCCTGCGTGGCGACTTCCTCAATGAGTTTCATGACTGCCGTTATCCCAATTCTTGTGGGTATTGGGTACTCATTCAAGCGAGCACAAAGGGCTTCAACGCTAACCATTCGATCAGTCATATTTCGTCCCTCCGCAAATTGCGAAAAGAGCCAGACAAAAGAAGGCCACGCCGAGCATGACCCAAAGAAGAGTGAAGCTGTGCGCCCACAGGCAGATTGCGATTACCGTAGCGAAAAACAGCACTCCGATCATGTCCGATCTCTGCCAATAGACGCTGCAAGGAGGGCGCGCGCGTATTTGAGGCGCTCATTGGTATTGATGGTCCTCCATGCGTATGTCTCGCTGTCGTCGGGCACGAACCAGACAATGCCGAGCTTGTCCTCGACCTTTCGGATAAGTGCCGTCAGTTCCGCATCCGTCAGCACGCTCGCTGCGGGACTGGCAGGCTTGGCATATTGAGGGTCTTTCGCAGCGCTTGAGAGCCAAGTCTGAACGCTCTCTTCGCTAACGTATTCATCCTCGCAATGGTCGATCAAATAGCAGCCAAATGTCATGGCATCCATCGCTACCGGCGCGCTTCCAGTGGTCGGAGCGGTTGAGCGACGATTCCAATCTCTGATAACTTCGCCTTTAGTGCCCCTACGGATTTGGCTGCAAAATACTGCGCAGGATATTTGCCATAGCGGCGTCTTGCCGGGGCGAATATTCTCCGGCTTACCGGCAGATGCGCCGCAGAACGGACAAGGAAAAAGCTCGCCTGCCGCTTGCGAGATCGGGGAGGGGGTGGGAGTAACGGCGAGCATGGCATTCCAATCGCTTGCGCAGACCAAAGCGTTAGCCTCTTCGTCGCTTGATCCGTCCGGTACATCGGCGCGAGTGCTAGCCCATGCTTCTATCATTTCGGGCGTAGGTTCGATCGGTACGAGTTTCCAACCTGTTGGGATCGGTGAGGTAGTGATTGATGTCATTTCATTCCTTAGTCGCCGCAGAAGCCAGAGATCGCCTCTTCATCGGCATCAAAAATGTCTACTTGCTGCCTGGCGTATTCAGCCATTCGGCCGTAGCTCGGTCGGTCATTGCGGAACCGCGCTCCATCGCCAGTCGCGATAGACTCCGCCGATTTCTCCTGCTGGGCCCACCAGATGGCGCGCTCCGGTTTCTCCGCGATCAGGCTGAATACCTGCTTGGCGGGCTTCAACATGCAAAGATCGCAATTGCCGTGCAGCGTCTTCCCGTTGATGTTCGGTAGCGCAAGATCGAAAGTCTGTGACTTCCAAAAATCACCGACCATGCCCGACGATACAAAATCATCGGCAAGCGGGATGCGGACAAACTCATCGGGCGTTTCGGGATGCGGGTTGAAGCGGAATTTTGCTACTCGGCGCGGCTCATCGGCCCGGACGCCGATCATCGTTTCCCACTCGGTTATGCCAATTGAGCGCAAGTAACGATGTATCGTGCGGGTCTTCATTTCGGATGAGCGGTAGCGCGATCGAGGATTAGGCAGGATGCCGCCACGTTGCCTTATGACAGCTTCAAAGGGCTCACCTTGGCGACTGGCCGTGTCGAATGTCACGACTTCAAATTCTGCGCCTTCACGGTATTCGAGCCAAATGATGTCGATGCCCCAATTCAGTCCGATGTCACGCACAAACTCAAGCGTGGCTTCTTCTTCCTTCCCCGTATTGCAGAACAATGGGATGGCCTCATCAGGAAGCCCGCCGTTCACTTCGATGACCTTATGAGTCATATAGGCAGATGTTCTACCGCCGCTTATGTTCAGCGATGTTGGCCCGGCTACCTTGTACGGACTAATTCCGTTCATCCCAAACCTCTCCTGTTATCAATCCCGCCAACCCGCATCCCAGACGCAGCGGGTAGGGTGCGGGGTTATGCTTGCTCTGCGAATAATCCGGTCTGCACCTGACCACTCATCGCGCCGAAATATGCATCGATCGCTTCCTGAACGGCGCCTGATCCGGGAAACAAATCTGATACCGTGTCGCCTTCCTGCACGTTCAAAACGTCCATCAACCAGAACACGAATGCGGCAGGCTTAGCGCCTGTGAAACCGCGCTTGAGCGTGATATTCACGGCGCACCAATCGCGGACGGTGGCTTGCTGGCGAGTGCGCCTCCTGCCGCCCATCACGATCACCGGCTCCCACGAGTACGCCACGCCAACATTGGGCTTGAAGACCGCGAACGGCTTCACCCAAGCCATCACACGCGCCTCTTTCGGGCAGAGCGGCAGAATGTGATGAAGGTTGCCGCTCGTCATCGACAGCGCCCAACCGTCAGAAAACTCGTTGCACAACCGATCTATCAGCGTTTTGTGGCCTTCCAGCGAGTCGTACACTGCGGCCTCCGGATGATCGCCATAAAGCTTCACAGAGCACCCGAAATACGGCGGATCAGCTATCGCGAAATTCATCACATCCTCTCAATTTGTCGCAGTAGGTGCGCGGACGATGGTTCGTTACTCGGGCTTGCGTGTAATCAGCCCGTCACCGACACGCAGCGTTACGACCAAGCCTGATTTGTGCGCCAACAATTCCAAGGTCGCGGCGATGAAGGCATGTTCGAGTTGAGCGCTAGGTTTCGCAGACGAGCACAACGCATCGATCGCGCGGTGAGCGGCGCGGCCTAATGGGTCGATGGTCACGGCATCACTCGATTGAATTCGATTACCCATATCCACGGGTTGGTATCCCACGATTCAGCGCCGTTGATGTCAGCCCATACCTGCTGGAACATGCCGTACGCGCTGGCGTCGAAGTGCCGCTTTCCATCGGCCAGCGTGCATTCATTGACCCAGCCGTTCTTTTGATCGTGCTGTCGAATACCTTCGGCCAGAGCATCGGTCTCGCTGATGTCCTGCAACCGCTCGACGCGTACGTCGATGACTTCGAGCATGATGCGCGACGCCCAACGCGGCATGTGGATGGATGGCGTCCAACGGCAACCGGGCCCGTCCATGTCTTCGTACCAAAGTTCGGGCTCAGGATCAGATGCCTTGTAATGCGGCTGCGACCAATAGCAGTCGTCGTCACCGAATCGCTTCACCGGGCGGCCGTCGTTATGCGGCGCCCCTGCATCGTCGTCCGTCATCCGGTTCGATTCGAGGCAGAACGTCTCGCGCACCCACAGACGGTCGCCCGCCTTGCCGAACGGGCAGCGCACCGGGCCCCAGAGCGGATAGTTCTGCCAGTACGACTCAATCGCTTCATCGTCCGTGAAGGTGTCGAATGCGAACTTGCCTCGATGGTTCGCAACTGGCTGCAACTTCACGATGCGACGTGTCTGCGTCTTGCTTCCGTCGAGCAGCGCGCGCACCATGGCGCCGGAAAACAGAATGGGACGTTCTTTCATCACATGCCTCAAAAATAGGGTGAGCCGCCAGTAGTGCGCGGCATGGGGTGGGTTACAGCGTGCTTCGCGCCCTAGTACTAAAACGGCTTTGAAATCTGCCGACAAATACTGGAATGTTTATTGCTCGATACCCCTCAACAGCGGCGAGAGCGCTGGATTGGGGGAGACATGGAAAAAGGATTGCATGATCAATACCGGAGCTTTCACATCCGCGTCGATGTCGCAGAAACGAAACGAATCGCGTTGACTGGTGCTGAACAGCGCTTCACCGTGCACTGGTCGGTCCTGCGCAAGCGCTGCAACCAAGGATTCTCTGAAGTCGTCGCTTCCCTCGATGAGCCGGTCGCGTTTCTCTCCGAGGCAGACGCTATTCGGTATGGAGAAGGCCGTGCACATACTTGGATCGACTGCATGTGCAAACGACAAGAGGCATAGCGCGATTGTCATAGCGTGTCTCCCGAATGTACGTCAGTGGTTAGCGCACGACGCAGCTGCCCGCGACATGCAGGCGGCCTCGGTTGATTAATTAGCGAATGGATCGCCGAAGAAGAACGGATTGCCAGTTTTTTCCTTGATCGTGTCGATCACGGTCGTGGCGGCTGCCTCCAGCACCTTGTCCTGGCGGATCAGTTCGTACCAGAACACCAACTTGCCGTCTTTCACGCGGTATCGAAGGCGAGCGTCGAGGCGATACGCATCACCGCTCCAGAAGACCGGAATGCCAACGGCAAAACGTTCGAACACAGACATGCGCTCGAGTGTTTGCGCGTCGTCGTCCTGCACGAACGACAAGTTGACGCCGCCATTTGAGAGGCGCACAGCGCTCTTGAACCGCATGTCTTGGGTGGCTTCGAACGACATTGCCATTTCAAGCATGGCATTGCCGCCAGGCAAGCCTGAGTCGTCCGGGCTAGCGATGTCGCGAAGGTTGTCTTCGATGAAGGCCGCGAATTCGGTTTGCGTGAAGGTCTTTTTGTTCGCGCCGATCCAGCGACGCCATTCCTCGCTGAATTCCGGCGTATAGAAGGCGCGATGGTCACGCCAGGCCTGCGCAGTGTCATCCTCACCGTGATCGTTCAGGATGCCAGTGAATGCCACCTTGCCCTGCACATAATCCGCGAGACACCAAATCGTGCAGTCAGTCAGCGATCCATGCCGCTTCAAATATGCAATGAAGCTATCAACGTCGCGAACGCGGACCGTGGCGCGTTTGCGCAACGGCGTGGCGAGCGTCGCAGAGTCGTCGTGCTCTTCCAGCTTCCAGCCCGGCGGGAGGGCGATACGTTTTACATGTGCTGCCGTGTTGCTGCCGATCTCATGCGGCTGTTTGAGTTCGCGCGCGAGAGTCTCGGCAAAGTTGTCAGATTCGTTCAGTTCCATGATGAAAAGGATTCCTTGCTGTAGTGGAGAGGAATTACGCCGTCTTGAGAGCAGACGGCGGAGCGTCTGTAGCGGCTTCTACGCGCTTCAGATCAAGCTTTTGTTGACGGGGATCGTCCGCGATCAAGTTGCCTTCCGGCGTTGCGAACAACATGGCTTCCATCGGTTCTTCAGCCGGCTTCTTCAGCGTGACCTTGCCGGCGATATGCATTGCGCCGCCGCGCGTCGCCTTCTTGACCGCGATGGTCAGCGTCAGCGATCCGCCTTTACCGCTTGCGTCGACGGCATTGACAAGCTCGCTCATCTTGTCGCTGGCGAGGTCGATGAAAACGCCGCCACCGATGTGGCGAAGCGTGTCTGTTATTGGTCTTGCGCTCATATGTCCCTCATCGGGTGGTTTGTGGGTACCGCGTTTTAATACGGTGTTGCGTCAATCGTTAGAGCAGAGTTGCCGGGTTGCCGTGAAAGACCAGATCAGCGCCCCAATCCAGCCCAACATCGTCCAACCGAGCAGCAGATTCAGCGCGAAGATCGCCATGGTGTTGTGATGCCCTCGGCAGGCAGCAACGAACGTCGGCAATAGGTAAAAGACCAATGCCAGAACAAACAAGGCGAGGGCTAAATTGGTTTCCATGGCGGCTCTTGGTGTGTAGTTAGGTGCGATACCTTCAGGGCGCCAGCTTAAGCGGCCGGCTACGCTCTCAAACTACGCGTTGACGCGCTCCGGGAGCTCTTCGACCATCGTGCAATCCGACTTTCCGATAGCCGCCAACAGGTCATGCAGATCAGCCTCGTTGTGGTCGTACCAGCGGCCACTGATGAACAGCTCGCCGTTGCGAGCGATCGCATGCAACTTGCAGGCGCGGCCCTTCACGTAGTCCATGCTCAGGCCGCCGCCGGAATACTTCTTCCCGTCGTCGATGATTTGCTGGGCAACCTCGTCGGACAACTCGCCCTCTTCAAAATGCAGGTAGCCAAGCCCCTGCGGACGGCTAAAGCGATATGCCGCCTTCGCCAGGTCTTTCAACTCAACGCCGGTTACGTTCAGATACGACACACCGCCTCCTTGGCTAGTTAGATACGATCTCGTCAGCGCACGCCTTACGTGCGGATGGCTTCCCAGCCATTTCGATCTTTGCGGGGCTTTCTCCCGCCGTTTGCATATGACCTCCTGCTTCAGGCTCATTGCCGGATTGCTGGCCGGCGCCATGCTCTGTTCAGTGGATGGATCGGCAAACGAGGATTCGGTCCGCAGACTCGGTGTCCTCTACGCCAGTCCGGACGGGCCACCCCCATCCGACCAACTCGGCGCTTCATAGCTCGTGAAGGCTCCACGCCGTACAAATCCATCCAGTGAACATGCCCATTACGCCGGGCCAGCGGCTAAAGACAAACAGTCCGTTCACGAGGTGTGGCTGATTGGCCAGTTGATGTCGCGGTACGACTTGTTTGTCTGTTCCATTTCCCGCTCGTGGATAGCGCCACCACGCACCATCAGACAAACAGCCAAGCAGATCAGAGCATCGGTGGCCATGAGGACTACTATCAGGTTCGTGAGCACGGTGAGCCTTTACGGGAGACGAAACGGTTATCGACCTTGGCGAGCGTGCAGCTCGGGCTGGTAGTGGCCGGAGTATTCCGGGTGAAGAAGCCAGTTACGGCCGAGCGCGCGGATCGACTTCAACACCTTGCACTCGTTGATCGCTGCAATCCGCTCGTCTGCCGTCAGATTCGACGACACATGACGCAGATCTTCGTTTTGACGGGGTGTTTCCATTACTGAATTCCTCCCAAGATCGCCACAATCACCGTGGCGGCTATGCCAACAATGGACAGCACCAACACGGCGCCGAATAAGGCTTGCGCTGCGCTGTAGTCCGATTCGTTTGCTGCGTGGTCCATCTCAAATCCCTGTTAGTTAAGCGCCCTTACGGAAATCAGCGACACCAGCCTGGATAAGAGCGTTCGCCACTTCGCGACGCAGCTTTTCAGTGCGAGCCCCGGCACCCCCTTGGGAAAGCCGGTTCAGTTCGATCAGGTCTTGCGCTCGTACGCTCATTTCCGTCTCCTTGAGACTTCGCGCTTTGGCCGGCAGGGATGCTCTCAGAACAGAACACTGTGAAATCCAGCGTTCTCAACTCAGAGCACCCCTTGGTTCCCGGTGTTCAGCGCATGAGAGGCATATTAGGCAAAGCCTAGATGCATGTCAAGGCATAGCCTAAATTTATTTTAGAGAGCGTTGCCCGATATAGGCGGACGCAAAAAAGCCCGCACTGGGCGGGCTTCGTAATTGGGAAAACTGTGTTAGAAACGGCGCGCGGTTTCTCTTGTGCCGGGCAGCATTTCGATCCTCAGGCTTGGCGCCGGAATTACGCTTCCGTCATCGAAGAAAGCGCGGACGCGAATTTGTGCTCGGTCCATGATTTCCATATTTTCGAAGACGAGTGGCACGACTGCGCCAACGTAGCCCTCCACTGGTTCAACCAACCAGTTTTCTTTGGGGGGCGCGATCGTCGTATCAGCGAGCGGTACACCGTCACGATAAGCAACGATTCTCACGGATTCAAACGGCTGAGTTTTGGGGGAGTGCATCGTGAGAATTACGCACAGCCTCAGCAGACGCGCCGGGAATTCTGGCACATACAGAAACGACTGATAGATCCCCATAAGGGAGAACTTGTTGTGTGTTTCTTGCCGTATGTCGTCGCAATAGGTGGCGGAGATGAAACGATCGACTTTAGTCGGCGCGGGAACCTGTTCGGTCATAGGTATAGTCGGAGTCCAGTATTTCGTCGGCGGTAACGCCCAAGGCGTCCCTAAGCTTTTTAATCGTGGGCGCGCCAGCATTCGCGATGCCACCCCGCTCGAGCTTGGCGATCTGTGGTTGTTTAAGCCCCATCAGATCGGCGAGCTGTGTTTGTGAAAGGCCTTTCCGAAGGCGCAAAACGGCGAGCGAGCTCCTTCCCTGAGCTTCCGATAGCCGTCCGGCTAATTTAGTGCGAGCGCGCTGGATGGCGGCTCGACGACGATCGTCTGTCTCGTGTTGAGCGACCATTTCACGCGCTAATTTCCCCGTGCCTTCATGCTTACGAGAAACCGGAGCGGCCGCCCCGTCAAATCTGCGGACGACGAAATGGACGATTGTTTCGCCAGAGCTAGGGCTAGTGGGCTCGATATATCCCAATGGCGTCGTAGTCTGCAACGCATCTTCTGACTTGAGGATGGTTTGTATCATATGCGTGGTCTCGGTGAATGATCGCGAGGATGTGAGTGCAGTCGCTTCGTCCGTCATACGCGTGCAGCGTCCGATGAGAAAGCAAACTGTCCTCCAAATCCCACATCTTGAGCCGATAAATCGTGTATCCAATGTTCCAAAGTTCAATGAACCGCTCGTTCGTGAACGCCGGCTCTTCCATCCGTCTTGAACGATCAGTGCAAAGCAGCTGGATTAGATCTTCATTTCCATAAATTTCGTCCAGAAGGACATCGATGATCGCCGCGGTATCTTCGTCCTCTAGGAACAATGTATCGAGGTCTTGCTCAGCGTGAGCTTCTACAATAAGGTCGGGCATTATAACGTACAAGTTATATTTTTCTTTTTTCGGCTCGGCGTGTGCGTGCCCACACTTTCTAAGCGGGCGCGTTACGTCTTGGGCGCCACTCCGGCTTAACGGCCCGGGATGGGGACTTCTTGAGGGGAAGAATTCATGTTTTTTGTTACCCGCTTCTTGATGGAGACTTTTGGCAATGCCTTATGCTCCATTTCGGCAGCGTTCGCATCACTGATAGATGCCACCCGCACTCGTCACATGTGATCAACACCATCTTGTTTTCTCTCACTCAGGGCGCCATGCAGAAGGGCGGCAAATCGCTCGCACGAAATGAAGTCTTTCGATTTCATCATCTGAAAAGGCCATAGGTGGGTGTGCGTCGTTCACCGAAATCAGGTGCGTGCGCCCCGCGCGCTTGTATAGAAAGCGTTTGATCATGACTCGCCCGTCTTTCGACTTCATTAGCACGTCATCGCCAGGCTCAACAGGCTGATTCGGTTCGATCACGACATACTCTCCCGCCTGAATGCGCGGCTTCATTGAGTCGCCCTCACACCTAAGAGCGTACGCATCCTTGTCCCTGGTGGGGAAATCGATGTACCCGTCGCCGTGACCGACGGGGTATTCGAGATCCGACCAGTGCCCGTTATCCCCGAGCTGTGCTGTTCCTACCACTGGGATAGAACTCCATTTGGTAATCGGAATGGGATTGAACTCATCGTTGTGAGGGACGGCGAGATGCTTGTCGCCCTTTCCCATAACGAGCCATACCGGATTCACTCCGAAGGCCTGCTGCAGACCGACGGCTTGTTCGAGAGTTATCGGGGATCCTTTCCCGGTAAGCCAGCCGGCGACCGTTTCGTCGGTCGTCCCCGCGGCGCCGGCCACCTTTGTCAAGTTTCCGTCTGCGCTGGTAAGCAGTTCATGAATCCTATCAGCGAGACCGGGTGCTCCAATTGATGGAACAGCGGCACTAATAGGCGTCTCCTCGCCGGTTATCCACCAATTTGCCGAGTGCCCCAATTTCTCGACCAACTTAGGGATGTGTTTTTTGGCGATTCGGCCGAAGTTGACCCAGTCGTAAACGGACGGTGGCTTGACGCCAAACATTTCAGCAATGTCGGCGTGCGTCAGGGCACGGCGAGTCATCTCATCGAAGAGGCGTTCGCCAATATGTTTAGGATCTTTAGGCATTGCCTGTAGATACAGCACGTCTTTATTTTCGGCAATGCCTTGACGTTTGATTAGGCTTTGCCTAGAATCGTTTTTCATGAACAAGTCAAACCCCCACGCCGTGATTCAAGCCTGCGCAATTGCCGGGAGTAAGTCGGCGCTTGCGCGCGCTGTCGGCGTAAAGCCGCCGACCGTCCAGGAGTGGTGCAACGGCGCCCGTCCGGTCCCGCCCGCTAAGTGTGTCGCAATTGAGCGGGCGACAGGCGGAAAGATTGGGCGACGTGATTTGATGCCAGAGGGATGGGAGGAAATTTGGCCGGAACTTGCCGATGACGTCGACAAGGCAAAGGTCGTGGACGATGTTCAACCGCCGGGCGGGGCGGCTGATCCTGATGCTGACAAGGAAAGTGATTGATTTCATTTTTAGTTTTTCAAGGGGTCAGTTGACCCCTTTATTTGACGTGGGGAGCAACTCGTAACTCCAGTCGTAATCCAGTTGATTTTTTCAATGGGACCACAGATGCAGACACAAGAAACGCCAAGTAAGGCTGCCTCATCGGCCTTAGAGAACGGCCACTGCGCCTACTCCGGTAAGGATTCACGGTTTCTTCCGAGAGATATCGTGGCCGCTTGCGCATCTTTCCGTGATGCCGTCCGCCTCGCTTGGGAACACCGGGCAGTGCGCGGTATGACGCAAAGAACGCTGGCCGAGCTTCTCGAAGTGAAGACTTCGCATATGTCGAACATGTTGAGCCACCAGCCGGTCGACCGACACGGGAAGCCACGTCAAGACCTGCCGGCGCGGTACATCGCAGAATTTGAACGAGTTGTTGGGAACCGTGCAGTGACGCAATACCTCACGCGCATGGCGATGTTGACGTTGATGGAAGAAGTAATTCATTCACAGAGGACGCCATGAAATGACAAACGACGAGGCGCTTCGAATTGGCCGCAAGGCTATTGAGGACGCCCGGAAGCGGGTAGGTGATAAACAAGAAAGCCTGATCGAGGAAATAGAAAAAGTTTGCGCTGGGGACACGCTGGTAGCACAGGCGTTTTCGATCACGGGACATTTGCTCCTGGAATCGATTCAAGAAACGAAGCATTAACGAGGCGCGCCGGCTCGCTCCCGGCGCGTTGCAAAGTCCAGACACAAGTTGCTTGCACGCAGGCGCCTTCTGTCCCGATTTAGCACTACTAACAGCATCTGCTGATAGGAGACTCCGTGAACCAATTGGCAGTTGTAGGCAAGACGATGTCCAGTCGCGAAATCGCGGATCTGGTCGAGTCGCGTCACGACAATGTGAAGACGACTGTCGAGCGGCTCGTTGAGCGCGGTGTGATTGTTCGTCCTTCAATGCAGGTTGTACAAATTCCTGATTCGATGGGGCGCTCGCGCTCAACGACGGAATATCACATCTGCAAACGCGACAGTTACGTGGTTGTCGCGCAGCTCTCACCTGAGTTCACGGCTCGACTCGTTGACCGCTGGCAAGAACTCGAGGAGCAAGTCGCGCCCGCGGCGTTCCAAGTCCCTCAAACAATGTCTGAGGCTTTGCGGCTCGCTGCAAATCAAGCAGAGCAAATCGAATCCCAACAAAAACTGATCGAACAGCAGGCACCGGCCGTCGAGTTTGTCGGCCGCTACGTCGATGCCGGCGGCAGCAAGGGATTTCGTGAAGTCTGCAAGCTCTTGGGAGCGAACGAACGCGAGTTCCGCGCGTTTCTGACCGATACCGACGTCCTCTACACGCTGGCGGGCCGCCTCGTTCCATATCACCAGCACATCGCTGCAGGTCGCTTCGAAATCAAGGCAGGCGTTACGCACGACGAGAACGCTTACGCCTTCAATCAAACGCGCTTCACTCCCAAGGGCATCGAATGGATCGCCGGCAAGTGGATGGCGCGACGACTCAATGAAAAAGAGGTAACTGCATGAGCCACCACCTCGTAAACCTCGCATGGGAGACCGATCTCCCGCACAGCCAGAAGGTCGTCCTTCTCGCGTTGTCGCACCTGGCCGTGCAATCGACCGGGATGTGTAGCCCGTCTGTGCGCCTGCTGTCGCATATGTGCGGCCTGTCGCACTCCGGCGCGCGCTCCAACCTCAAACACCTCGCGAAGCGCGGCCTGGTCGAGCTGGTGCCGCTGGATGGCGAGAACGGCTATCGCGTCAAGGTGGGAGCGAAAGCGTGAGCACCGAGAGCCAAACCATTATCACGATCACTTCCGATGTCGCCGACTGCCATTTCGAAATCGAGATTCCCGACTGGAATTCGGCCGACAGCGTGCTCCCCTTCGGTGAAGTCGATTTGTGTCTCGTCGACGACTCGTTCGCCGCTTACCAGCGGCATGTGACTCGTCAACTCGGCGAAGCGTTCGGGTCGAAGCCGATTCACCAGGGTCGCAAGACGTGTCTGTCCTGTGGCGCCGTTCAAGACTTTAACGGCGTGCTGCCGTGCGGTCACTGAGCACAGTCATGGGAATGGCCGACATTATCCATATGCCAGAACACCGCGGCGCGCAGCTGGAAGACGGATACATGCGCGTTGCGAATGAGCTCGGCCGTGCGATCACGTTTGCCCGTCTGACTTCGTACCAGCGTTGCATCCTGGATGTAGTGATGCGCCAGACGTACGGCTTCAACAAGTTGGTCGACGACATTGCGCGCACTCAGTTCGCCGATGAAACCGGCATTGACCCGTCAGACGTCCGCCGCACCATCAACGAGCTGGTCGAGATGAACATCATCACTCGCACGGTAGGCCGCTTCGCCCACTCCTACAGCGTCAACAAGCGGTATGCGGCTTGGGCCATCCCTGAGTCGAGGAAGTATGTGAAAAAGATCATCGAGCAGGAGGGGAATCACCTCCTATCAGGGGGGGAATCACCCGAATTTGAGGGGGGGAATCCCCCTGTTACAGGAGGGGAATCCCCTCCTACAAAAGACAACTCCAAAAGACATAACCAAAAGACAACTCCAAAAGAAACCCTTTCGGTCTCGCTTCGCGAAACCTTTGAGATTTTTTGGGCGGCGTATCCGAAGAAAAGATCGAGAGCAACTGCCGAAAAGGCGTTTGCAAAGCTGAATCCGAACGAGCAACTCCTAAGCGACCTGATGACAGGACTGGAGCGGGCCGTGACTTCGGAGCAGTGGAGCAACCCTAAGTTCATCCCGCACGCGGCCTCCTGGCTGAACGCTGCGGGTTGGAAAGACGAGATCCAAGCCGCGTACACCGATGCCGAGCTGGCCGTGATCCGAGCCTTTAACGAGGCACTCGGGGAGCGTATCGGCGCAGTGGACGAGGCGGTCTTTGTCGAGGCGCGGGCCGGCGCGATCCGCGCATTCACGACGCACCTGAAGGGCGACACGGAGGCGTGGAAGCGGTATTTCCCCGCCGTGCGCGAGAAGGTCGACCTGCCGCCGCACGCGGGCTTCGATTACCTGATCAGCCCGAAAGGCTTTGGCGACGTGAAGGGGCGCATGGCCGTCAAACGGAATCCTGACGGAACCAGGGCCGCCGGCGAGTGGGATAAGTCCGCGAGCGGCATCAAGAGCAAGGCGATAGAGATGGGCGTCGCATTCCGCGACGACGAGCCAATGCCCGCAGTCGCGGCGCGCGTGCGGCTTGCAATTTCAAAACAGGAGCAACAGCAATGACGATCGGTATCGGTGGTTTCGTGTTCCTCATCTTTCTCGTGCTGAAGCTGGCCGGCATCGGGGCGGTAGCGACGTGGTCATGGTGGTGGGTGACGTGCCCCTTATGGATTGGGATCACATTGTGGGCTGTCGTTTCGGTCGTGTTCGGAACCATTGCTGGCGCCATCTACGTGATCGCTAAGGCAAAGCGGTAATGACGAGCCGCACGACATTGCGCTACCCCGAAGGCACGAAGGAAGTCGGCACTGCGCGCGTGCGCGAGGACCTGACTGTCGGCCGTAGCTTCGCCGAGCGCGAGATTCATCGCCGTACTGGCGCACAACCAAACAGCGAAGTAGAGGAAATCATGGCCTGCAGTGAACCAGTCAAGTCGCTTGCGCCGGCGCCGCGCAAACCATCGGCCGCACCGCGAGAAGCTGCGCGCCTTGCGCTCCAGGCTCTCGGACGCCTGAAGGCTGGAGCAATGAACAAAACCGAGGCTTCGTATGGCGCGCACCTCGAATCACGTAAGCGCGCCGGCGAGATCGCCTGGTACCGGTTCGAGGGAATCAAGTTTCGTCTTGCCGAAAACACTTTCTACACCCCTGACTTCGCAGTCTTGCTTACGAATGGCGAGTTGGAGTGTCACGAAGTGAAGGGTCATTGGCAAGACGATGCGCGCGTGAAGGTGAAAGTAGTTGCCGATCAATACCCGCTGCGGTTCATTGCTGTGACCGCGAAAACCAAAAAGGCCGGCGGCGGCTGGGCCGTGGAGGAATTCTGATGCGAATCATTGGGAGTCGGCGCAACAAAACTGGGGACGCGAACCTGTTGCTCAATTTCGATCAGCGGCGCGTGCTGGAAGCGCTGCGAAATCTGAAGCGCGCCACGGTCACCGAGATTTCTCAGGAAATAGACAGAACGCGCACCAATATGCGCGTCGACATCCGAATCCTCATGAAGCGTGGCTACGTCTCGAAGGTCGGCGAAGTTGCACCGGCCTGGAAGGGGCGTACTCCCGGCTATTACGAATGGACAGGAAAGGAATTCCGTCCGTCCGCAGAGCTGGCACCGAACAGGATAAATGCCAGTGAATTGGTTTCACCACCGCCAGAAATCGCATTGCTGGTTAATTCGATCAACGCAATGATTCACATCGGAAGGAGCGCGGCATGACATGCAAGGATTGGTCACCGGAGGAAATCGAAACGCTGAGACAGATCATGTCAAGCGGGATGAGTCTCAAGAAAAACATGCATCTTCTGCCGGGTCGTTCGTATGGGTCAGCGGGTCAGCAATGTACTAAATACGGGATAAAGCACGCGTCCGTTGAGACTCGGGTGCTGCGCGTGATGGCCGACGGTAAAACTCGCCTTGCTACGAAGCTGGCCGCCGAGATTGGCGCAAGTCGTACTTCCGTGTCTGACGTTTTGCATGATTTATCTATGCCCGGCGATGAGCAGCGGGTGCACGTTTGCGGATTCACCGAAGGTGGGAGGCCACACCTAATCTATGTGATCGGCCGCGGCGTGAACGAGCAGACGCGAGCGCCGGCCCGGAAAAAACCGATCGAGATCGATGACGAAGCCGAATTAGATCGCCTCTACCGCTCCAATGCCGCATGGTGGCCGCACGCCGATCCGGTAGTGATCGCTTCCATCAACGCCATGGTTCATGCAGGGAGAGCCGCAGCATGAGCCTCGCTGATCGAATCATCGCCCGTGTCACGCGGCGCGCACCCGATTTCATCATCGGTGGCGCTGACGATCCATACCTGATCCGCTGGTGGGTTATCCCGCGTAATCGCTTCTTCAACGTTTATCTGCATCTTTTCAAGCGCAGCGACGACGACCGCGCGCGCCACACGCATCCGTGGCTGTTCAACATCAGTTGGCTTCTGCGCGGGAAATACCGGGAGTGGTTCGGCGACGGCGCCAATGATTTCGCCAATCGCACCGCCGGAGAGGTAAAGCCTCGCTGGGGAGCAGCACCGCATCGGGTCGAGCTCACCGACGGTGATTGCTGGACGATCTTCATCACGGGCCCGCGCGTGCGCGAATGGGGCTTCCTCTGTGTCGAAGGGTTCGTCCACTGGAAGCTGTTCACGGCGCAGGGAAATTCAGGCCGGGTCGGACGCGGGTGCGATCAATGAGGCCATTCGAAAACCCTGCGCACGAAGGAAATTTGTCCAGCCAGTACATGACCGGCAAGCGTTGCCTCGTTGCTGGCTGCATGCATCCTGCCGGTACAGCCTGGAGCCCGCTGTGGTGCGTGCTGCACAACATCAGCCGCATGAGCCAGATCGAATCTGTGTATCGGGCTGTTGATCACGCTGTGCAAGGGGCTTCGCATGTTCAATAGCACCTTCAAGCGCAAGCCCGGCTCGCCATTTAGCAGCTTCGCCACGCCGAAGACACGCATTGCGCGCACCGCAATGAAGAAGCGCGCGAAGAAGAAGCCGACGGTCGCCGAAGGTTCGAAATATCTGGCGGCTTGCAAGGATGAGCCCTGTTATCTGCGCGTCGCTGGCGTGTGCATCGGCCGACAGACTGTCGTCCCGGCGCACTCAAACCAAAGCCGCCACGGCAAGGGCCTCGGCATCAAGGCGGCGCACATCTTTACCGTTCCCGGATGCCAAGCGTGCCACCAGTGGATTGATCAAGGTAGCGCGACGCGTGCTCTGAAATTCGCCGTGTGGGACACCGCATATGAGCGCTGGGAGCCGATCCGCGCGGCGAAGATAGGAATGCAGGAGGCAATCGAATGCGCCTTCTAGTTCGCATGTACGACCCGCGTTTGACCGTCGCCACTCGCCCTGGCCGCGCGCGCCGGAAGTACAACCCGGACAACTTCGCGATGTTCGAAACGAATGTCACGCGGCTGTTCAAGAGAAGTCCCGGCGGCACTCTATACGCCTATGGATTCATGCCCGAGAAATACGCGCCGATTGCGATGCAAGCGTACTACCAGCCTGACGGTACCTATCTGTTTGAAGTGAATGAGAACCACAACAGAAAGACCCTGGAGCCGTTCTTCGCGAGCGACTTGGATGAAATGGATGTGACGGAGGTGGAATCGTGAACTGCAAACCCGGGTATCTCGCCTATTTGGTGTATGCGAATCCTGAGCATTCCGACGCCGTCGGCCGCGTAGTCGAGGTGTTGCGCTGGAGCACCGAATTCTCCTCGTGGGAGATTGAATTTGTTGGGCCACGGCCAGTGAGCCTTCTGTGCTGGATGGCCCCGACCGCCATGGATTCGAGTCTGAGGCCGATCAGCGGCGTACCGATCGAAGATGAAACGCCGATCGAAACCAACGTCCCTGAAGCACTGAAGCTCGCTCTGGGCATTGAATCACGGTCGTACGCATGAGAGGCGTAACGCGCTTGACGCCAATCGTTCCCGGCGAGATACAGCCGGTCGTCTGGCTTGATGGAACAGTGAAGACAGGATTTGTCAGTGGTGGCGCAGCCGAAGGCCGAGGCTTCCCGCAATGGGCAAAGCGGATATTCGCCGGTGACAAGGTGCATTGGTTCGCCGAGGAGAAAAACCAGTGGGACGAGCGTCGGTCGCTGTGCGGTCGTGTGTTCGCCGGTGACGGCTCTCTTTTTCTACCGGGCAACTTCACGCGGTGCATCGCGTGCGTGAAAGCGCGCTCAGTTCAGAAGCGCAACGGGATCAAATCATGAGAGTCGACAACTTAGGTGGCGCTCTTTTGGATCTGTGGGTAGGTCGCGCCGAGGGCCACAACGTCTCACTAGTGAGCGCATGCGGGATGAGCTACTGCCGCATCGATGTGCCGTATGAGGGGTACACGGTCTACGTGCCAACGCACAACTGGCAATTGCTCGGGCCGATCATGGTGCGCCAGAACTATTTGCTGTACCCGCGCGCCGCTGAGCCGGGTTCGAAAGACGTGATCTGGCTCGCCGAGGCGCAACTCAATCCGCGCTTCCACGGGATGTACATCGATGCGCGCGCTGAACTCGCGCTCTGTCGCCTGCGCGTTGCCGAACGATTTGGCGAAGAGGTGAGCGAATGAAAGCTATCGACATTCCAAACGGCTGGGTAATGCTGCCCATCCAGCCAGATCAGCAGATGTGCCAAGCGGCTCAGGAAAAACTAGCCGAATGGCCGCGACGCCCTGCGCGCATTGGGGCGGTCTATCTTGCGATGGAAAGAGCAGCACCATTTCCGCCCGCGCGGCCCGTGTCCGTGCCAGCCGCAGAAATGGTTCGAGATGAACTTCTGGTGTCTCTGTTCTACGCAGCCCAAGGCGACATCACCAAGTTTCGCATCAGGGCGCGCCAGATCCTCGCTGCCGAGGCTGCTCGATGAGGCGCTTCGAGTACATGGACCCATGCCTCGTGCTCGAGCGAAAACAGGAGGGCACGTGTTTAGGGTGTGTCCTCCTGGAAAGATCGCGCTGGAGCGGAACAACAAAATACGTTTGCTCAACCGGTCAGCAAAAAGCTTCGACCGAATGGACAGAAATGCGGCGCTGCAAGAAATATAACGACGGGGTTTCCATGACGAGCGATCAATCATCACAAATCGAAGAACTTCTCGGTGTTTGGTACGACTGGCAATGCCGTCAGTCTAAGGCCGAGACCCGCGCGCTTGACTTTAAACCCGATGACCGGACCTGCCGCGGCTATCAATCCCCTCCGAATGACGAGGACAGCGAGGACGCTTATAGATGGGCTGATGATCAGCAGTCCGAGCAGGTACAGCTTTGTGTCGATGAATTGCCGATCGAACAGCGCGCGGCGATCAGTACGAAGTTCAGCGCTGCCTATCACACCGAAGCCCGTAACCGTGAGATCGGTAAATCGGTGTGGAGTAGCGGCCGCGCCGAAGACCGGCACGTCATCTACCAGGCCGCGAAGGAACGGCTCTTTCCCATGTTTGTTGCGCGCCATCTCGTCAAATCAACGGAGTCAGCATGAAAGGCATACTCGCATCGCTCGCATCAGGCTGTCTCTCAATCGCGTTTCTCATCGGATGGCTTTTCTATGGGGTCAACGGCGCGCACAACGCCGCAGTCTTCCTCGTTTGGTTTGACGGATTTATGGGGCTGATCGCATTAATCGCTTGCTTTGCCCTGTCGCCGGGAGAGCCGAAGAGGATCGGGTTTCTACGCCGTGCCATGAACGCGGCCGTGAATGGCGCCGTGCTTGGGCTCCTAATCTGGTTCGGCCAATTCCTTCTGACGGGTGTCACGCTCTTTTCCTTGGTGTCGTTTGCTCTCTATCGAAGCGTGGCCCGATTACATGCCGAAAAATTAAGTGCCGATGCGATGCTCGCAGCGAGGAGCAAGTCATGACCTGCTATGTGGATGACATGTGCGCGGCGTACGGCCGCATGAAGATGTGCCACCTGCTTGCCGACTCCGACGACGAGTTGCATGCGATGGCGCAGAAGATCGGCGTCGCGCGACGCTGGTGGCAGAGCCCCGAGAGGACAAGCGGGAGCCACTACGATATCGCCTTGAGCAAGAAAGCTCTTGCAATCGCCGCCGGCGCGGTGGAGATCACGATGCGCCAGGCCGGCGCGATGAACACGCGTCGCCGCGTTACAGGCCTGCTCGGCGATCCTGCCGACGCATGCGAATGGGCGCATACCTATATGGCGCAGCGTCGACTCGAGAGAGCGGCGCAGCAAAAGGAGGTTTCTTGAACGCAATTAACCCGAACCATCCCGTAACGCAATCGGCCGAAGAAAACTGGCACAAGATCGTCGCGCTTTTGGTCTTGCAAGCAGGAGGGCGACTGAGCATCAGCAGTTCCGAGATTGAATCGTTAGTTGACGGCCCACCTCAAGCGGTGGTCGTGAAATACAGCCGTGATTCCATCGATTTGTGGATGGTGTCGGACGCCGAGGCCCAGCGCATGGGCCGTGAAGAAGGAGGAATGCCGTCATGAGCATTACTACCGATCCGACAGACCCGCGCCTGAACAAGGGCGAAGGGCAGCATGAGGTTTATCTGGTGCTTTCCGAGGAGGAGCGCGCCAAGGGCTTTGTGCGCCCGTTGCGTCGATCTTACGTTCACGTCGGTGACGACCCGGTGATGGACGGCCGCGTGATGCTAAAGCTGGGCGTGGGTGGTTGCGGAGCAGTCACTAGGATGGGCCTCGCTTTATGCGAGACCTACGCCCGTGACCCGAAATTCTACGGCGCGACGTTTTGTGTCGGATGCAACGCGCACTTTCCGGTAGCGCAATTCAAGTGGGATGAAGACGGCGCGGTGGTGGGCTCATGACCGATCTCGACGAACTGGAGCGGCTGGCGAAAGCTGCGACGCCGGGGCCGTGGGAATATCGCGAGGCTGACGGTAGCGCTGCGGTATGCCACCGAGGCGGATGGGTGGAAGCGATACTGCCCGGCAGTCCACAAGAGAATTCCGATGCCGCCTACTGCGCTGCCGCCAACCCCGCAACCATCCTCGCCCTAACCGCTGAGGTGCGCAGACTACGCGCCGATCTGGACGGTGCTGGCGAGATGGCGAACAAGAATGCTCTCGATGCTTCGCGCTGGCAGCATATCTACCACGGACCATACGTGGTTTGTCGCGTCCATGCGGATGGGCGGCTTGAGAATCTAGGCGGCAGCTACGTTGGTAAATATGCGGTTGACGATGGGATGGCGGCTCGCGCTGCGCATCCGAAGGAGGGCGCGTGACAGATCTCAACAAACTGAGCCGTCAGGCGCTATCTGCCGCGATGCGCGGCGGGACGGAAGGCTGGGGACAATGCGGATCATCCACAGCGAATGTGCGCTATAGCGAGCCGATGAAGAAACGACCAGGGCGTCGGAAAACCTGCTGGTGCGGATGCGGAAATCCCCGAACGCATCTCGGCATGGCGAATGGCGTCGCGCTCACCAGTGCTTGTGAACTTGGCATTGCGCGGTGGGTAAAAACCGGCGATGTGAAGGCAACCAGAATAGGGGAGTCGCCGTGACGCCCCTAATCATTCTATTCGCGATTTTCGGCGCCATTCTGGTCGGTTCCATCGTCCTGTTGATCTTGTTGCTTGCCTTTAGGCCGGAGCCTCAATGGAAAAGCCACGGCTATCAGCCGCTTGCGATGCCGGGTCCGGAGCCTGCGCCGCGGGGACCGAAGGTGGCGCAGATGCCGGTAGTGGAGGCGGGGTGTGTCTCGTATCAATGGATCAATTTGACAGGAATCGAAGATGAGTAGCGCCAAAAACATTGAGACATGCATTCAGTGCCATGGCTCATCTGCCGGCGAGGTATGGGAGTGCGCACTGTCACGCGATGGGGTACGCCTGGCATTTGTCACCGGTCTCGGGTCGCACGCCGCGGCGAAACAGGCAGCAGAATATTTGCGCTTCGGCCTCGTCGCAGAATGGAAAATCGTGCCGCTAATCGACATCGACATACTTGACGCAGGAGAGCGCGCAGTCAGGGACTGGATCGACCCGGGCGACGATACGCGTGAAGCAGACTTGGTCGCTTGCGTCTGGAATGCGACTATCAACGCGTGGGCAGTGCAGATGTTAGACCGAGCGAATACATGATCGAACTTCGACCCATTTCGCAGTCAGCGGCATTCGATTTCATACGTGAGCATCATCGCCACCATAACGTACCTGTCGGCGGACTATGGTGGCAGGCGGTTCACGACGATGAGGGTTGTATCGTTGGCGTGGCTGTCACCGGTCGACCTGTGGCGCGACCGTTGGACGATGGGCTCACGGCCGAGGTAACGCGCCTGTGCACGAACGGCACTTCTAATGCCTGCTCGATGCTGTATTCAGCTGCGCGTCGTGTCGCCATCGATAAAGGATTTCGGCGCGGCCTTACCTACATCTTGGACGATGAAGACGGGGCTAGCCTTCGCGCGTCTGGCTGGAAATTTCTTTGGACTGTAAAGGGGCGATCGTGGGATACGCCGTCGCGAGCGCGCATCGATAAGCATCCAACGTGCGACAAACTTGCATTTGGCTGGGGCCAGTGGCCTGAAATGATCGCTGCAAGCACACCAGGGAAGGCATCATGACCACCATACCTGCAATAGAAGTAGCTGAAGTTTTTCGCCAGTCGCTACGCGGCGAGATCGCCGTCAAATTGATCGGCGATACCTCGTGGCGTGGTATGGGGTCGGGGAACGTTGAATATTCATTCGGCGCGTGGCGTATCACTTTATTCAATGACGCGATGGATCTCGACTATGTCGACAGCGTGGTCGCGCCTGATGGACGCACGGCCGAGTATGAGGATTGGTTCAAGCCCGATCACATCGGCGCCGACCCCGTAGACCTGCTGACGAACGCCGAAAGGAATGCACTGGAGTCGCTTATTGAGGGTTTGGAGCCAGAGGAGAAGCTTGATGAAGGTATCTGATCTAGAGGGAGCGCAGCTCGACTACTGGGCAGCGAAAGCGCTAGCCGATCGCATGGCGCGTATCGTTGGCGCGGAGGAGCATGAGCGCTGCGAAACACGATTCGGCGGTCAGTGGCCATGGAACCGGTTCATGCCTTCGGGCGCGTGGATGGACGGAGGCCCGATCATCGAGCGCGAGCGTGGCGCAATTAATCCGGAATGGCAGGGCCAAGGCGAGCCAGTCGTCTATTGGGCGAGAATGGGCGATGGAGTTCACCGCTATCAGGCGTCTGGGCCCACTCATCTCGTCTCAGCTATGCGCGCTTACGTGGCATCGAAGTTTGGCGAGGAAGTGCCAGACGAAATGGCGGGCGCGCGATGAACTATCACCTCTTCCGCGTTGGCAAGGTATGGCACTACCGCTTTCAGGTCGACGGCAGGCGGGTTCAGCGGTCGACCAATGAAGTAGAGCGGCCGCTTGCCGAAAAGGTCGCAGCGAGGGCTTGGCGCGAGGCAAGCCTCTGGTCGCGAGAAGGCAAGACAATCCCGACCGTCAAAGAACTGGTAAGCCAGTGGCTTGAGATTCACACTCCGACCGCCAGCGCAGCCCACATCAAGGTTGTTGAGGCCTTTGGACGATTGCACTTATTCGATCTCGCCGACGTGATGATCGACGAACTGACGACGGAGCGCGTCGAGCTGGCCCGTGTGAAATATCTCGCTGAGCACGCGCCGGTCTCCGCGAATCAATGGCTGAAGGTGCTTCGACTGCTGTGCGGTTGGTCAATGAGGCGTGGCGTCTTGCCGGCGATGCCTTTTCATGTTCGCACACTCAAGGTCCAGAAGAAGCCGCGCGCAACGTTGCCGGTCCCGCTCGCCCTGGATTGGCTCGCGGCGATCGACCGGCGAGAAGGCGATCGGGATGCCGTACGCACCGCAGTCCGCCTGATGCTCGGTCTCGGACTGCGGGAATCAGAAACGAGCTCGGCTCGATGGGAGTGGCTCGACATAGAGCGGCAGACATATACGCCCGGTCGTACGAAGGGCAGAGAGGCTGACGCGCTACCGGTCCCTGAATGGTTGCTCGCCTATCTCACTCCGCATCGACAGACGTCCGGGCTCATGATCACGAGGCCAAATGGCAAGCCGCTGCCCGCTGGCTTCACCCGCGCTGCAATGCTTGAGGCCAACCAGGCGGTCGGAGCGCCCCACATCACAGCGCACCGTCTCAGGGGCACGTTCGCCACACTGTTGAGTCAGTCAGGCGTCCCGGTTCAAGACATTCAACGCGCACTTAGGCACAAGAACTTGACGACCACCGCGGCGTATCTTGAGACCGACATGGATCACGTTGCGCAAGGTCAGGCCAGGATGGCAGCGAAGATCGGATTCGGATTACACCATCAAACTCCTGCCGCGCCAGTGGCGAGAAACGACTCGTGAGGCCTATAAAATAAGACAATCACGATCCCGAAGGGTAATCGAGATTTAACCGAGCCAAGCGTAAAGGAGTGCTATGAGGAATGACATCCCGTACCAAGTAACGATTGACCGTCGCGACCTATTCGATTTCGTGCGCGGCGCAATCAAGGCAACACTCGACGATTACGCCGATGCAGCAGAAAACGTGGAATGTTGGGCATGGCAGGAAGCCAATGATCGAGCAACCGAGGTGTTGGCGAAGCTGAAACTCCCGGCGTTGGACGCGGCGTTGAGCGAGCGCGCGGACCCAGAAGTGATCCGCGCCCGATGCAAAGCGCTCAATATGGCGGCCGCAGTTGCAGAGGCATTGATTGCCGCTAATTGCACGTGAGGATTCGTCAATGAAAAATATTTAAAGGGAGTGCTTGCAAGTCCGGTAAATCTCCTTTAGATTTCGGGGTAGGGGCCTTGCCTCCAAGGTAGCCAAAAACCCACCGCTCGAAAGACGGTGGGTTTTGTCGTTTACAGCAGAGTTTTCATGTCTAAAGCCGAAGCAAGCGCGTTGATCGACAGGATAGAGGCGGCAATTGACCGCATCCGCAACCTGGATTTGGGGCTCAAGGCGTCACTGATCGCGCAGCTAGACCAATTGCGCGCGTACGTAGCCCAGTAAGGTTTTAGTACTCCTTCGCGTCGTCTGCCCGCCGGTACGGGCGTCCTCACTAAACCGATCAGACTGCTGGCCTGGCTGGTTGAACGCGCCATTCCTCTGCGAGACGGCGTACGGGTTGGATCGGCTCAGTGAGGGCTTTACCCTAACTCGTAAGGATTCTCGTGGAAAACCAGCACCGCAAGATCTCAGGCTATCGCGATCTAACGCAGGCGGACATCGATCTGATGAACCGGATCAAGGCGCATGCTGAAGAAACGCGTTCGCTGGTGCTTGCCGTACGCGAAGCCGTCACGCCAACGCTCCCTGCTCTTGAGCCAATTGCGGATGGTGAACCGCATGAGATGGTGATGGGGGCAATCTACGGCGGCCACGATGACGGCCCGTTCCGGTGGGTCTGTCTCGCCGACGATCATCTTCAACAGGGCTTCATGGCCTTGACGCGCGCTGTCGCGCAACCCACGACGTACTGACCACATCTCCTTCAGGCGTTCTCGCGCCTGTTTCCTTGGCTTCTGCCGAGGGTTCTTTATTCCATGCGGCCATGATCTCTTTGAACGTACGGAGTGACGTCAAGAAATTGGCATCGCAGTTGACCACTTTCGCGCGTAAGCAGATCCCATTCGCGACAGCTCAGGCGATCAACGCGACGGCAGAGAAGGTTCGTGACGCGCAAATCGTGAACATGCGCAAGGTGCTCGACGCGCCGACGCCATTCACCGTCAGTTCGATTGCCATCAAGAAGGCGACGAAATCGAATCAGGTTGCAACTATCTTCGTTCGGCCGATCGCAGCAGCGTATCTATTGCCGTATGAGGTTGGTGGTCTCAACAAGCTGAACAGCCAGGCGCTGCTCAAGCCAGTTAACGCTAAGGTCAATCAGTACGGGAACCTGCCGCGCAATCTGGTGAAGCGACTGATAGCGAAGCCCAATGTGTTCGTTGGGAAGGTTCAAACCAAAGCTGGCGTTGTAGATGGTGTGTGGCAACGAACGAAGAAGACCCGCGGCAAAGCGGCAGGGTTGAAGTTGATGGTCAAGTTCGAAGATGCCCACAAGGCCACTCAGCAGCTCGGCTATCAGTCTCTCGCAAAGCGAACGGTCCCTGCGATCTTCGCTGCCGAGCTCGACAAGGCCATGGCCAAGGCTCTGGCCACGGCCCGATGAGACCCCGTAAGGAAAATGAATGGGTCCCTCCTGGGGTAAGGAGGGTCACGGGCTATTGCGCACCGCGATCTGAGGCCAGCCACAGGATTTAAAAAGTGTCCGCACCCCACGTTACAAGACGCGAATTCGCGAAGCTCGCGGGCTGTGATGAAAAGCAGGTTCGGCGAGCGATCGAATCCGGAAAGCTAAAGCCCGACGCGGACGGGAGGCTCGACCCCGCATTAGTTTCATCTGGATGGCGACGCCCGATCAGATCGAGCAAGGTGGTTGCGGACAGTGCGGACATTTCAAAAGTGTCCGCAAAGAGTGTCCGCACTGTCCGCACGGAGCAAATCGTCGACGAGGATGACTCGCCGACGGAGGCCGCCGCGAAGATCGTGATGGCGCTTGGTGCCGAGCATGATCTCGCCGAAGCGATTCGCATCAAGGAAAATTTCAACGCGCTGCTCAAGCAGCTCGAGTACGAACAGAAGTCCGGCTCGCTGGTCGACTTGGGAACTGCCCGAACGGTGTTATTCGACTGCGCCCGCGCGGCGCGCGACTCATGGATGAATTGGCCGATGCGCGTCGGCCCAAAAATTGCCGCCGATCTTGGGCTGGAGGCTGATCGAGTAACAGAGGTCTTGATTGAGCACGTCCACACACAAATCGCCGACCTCGGCGAGCCGGATGCTCACTTCGAAGATCGACCGAGCTGACGAGCTAGCGCGCGATTTTCGCCGCGGCTGGACGCCGCCTCCGCGCATCAGCATTCCCGAATGGGCTGATCGCTATCGCAAGCTGGCGAAGGAGGCCGGCAGTACGTCAGGAAACTGGCGCACCTCTACGGTCGAGGTGGCACGCGGTCCGATGATGGCGGTCACCGAGACGGGCATTCACGTGATCACCTTGATGGTGAGCACGCAGATGCTCAAGACGGCTTTTCTTGAAAATGTATTCGGTTATTTCGGGCACCTTGACGCCTGCCCAATCCTTCTGATCCAACCTAAGGATGATGCGGCCGAGGCGTTTAGTAAGGAACGTATTGCGCCGCTGATTCGTAGCACTCCGGTGCTGCGCGAAATCATGGGCGCGAGCAAGTCTCGCAACAGCGATGACACGCTGGGCTACAAAGCCTTCCCCGGTGGCTTTCTAGCGATCGTGAGTGCCGGTAGTCCAGACAATCTCGCGCGGCGACCGATTCGAATCATCCTTGCAGATGAGATCGATAAATACCCGCCGCTGAAAGAAGGCGACTCGATCTTTATTGCCGAGGAGCGTACGGCGTCGTTCGGCGTGAACTGGCTATCGGTACGGGCCTGCTCCCCGACGTATGCCGGCGAGAGCCGGATCGAGAAGAGTTACAACGGCTCAGACCAGCGACGCGCCTCCGTTGCATGCGCGCACTGCGGTCACCGGCAGTTTCTTGACTTCTTCAAGCACGTCCACTGGGACAAAGACAAGGATCCGCGCGGTAACACGGTCGCGCATCGCACGAAGACCGCACGCATTGTTTGCGAATGCTGCGGCGTGGCGTGGTCCGAAGGTGAGCGGCTTCGGGCGCTTGGCACGACACGTTGGCACCAGACGCGGCCGTTCGAGTGTTGCGGTCATCGGCATGTGCCAATGACCGACTACGATATCGCCTGGCAGGAAATCGGTGAAGGGTCGGTCGATAAGGTCTGGAAGTGGTCGGAAAGCCCGCGCCACGCTGTCTATTATGCGCACTGCCCAACGTGCGGCTTGCGCGGCGTCGAGGGTGAGCATGCAGGTTTCCAAGCCTCGAAGCTCTATAGCCCTTGGAGCAAAGATAAGCCGTCCGATATCGCCGGCAAATGGATTGATGCGCAGGGTGACGAGGAGCAGCTTCAGGCGTGGTGGAACACGCAAATGGGGTTGCCATACCGCCGGCACGTCGGCAAAGGCACCAGTCCCGATGCTCTGTTGGCTCGCTGCGAGGTGTGGCCGGCAGAAGTTCCGAACAGTGTCGGAGCTATTACGGTGGGCGCCGACGTTCAGCCCGATCGCGTGGAGCTCGAAACCGTAGGTTGGGGCAGAAACGAAGAGTCTTGGTCGATAGATCACCACGTGATCGAGGGCGATCCGGAAACGCCGCAGTTGTGGGAGAAGGTCGATCAATACCTGAAGCGCATCTGGTACCGCTACGACGGCATGCCGTTTGAAGTGATGGCGGCTTGCATCGACTCGGGCGGTCACAACACGCAAAAGGTCTACGAATTCGCGAAGGCGCGTTTGAGCCGGCGCATCTGGGCTATCAAGGGCGCGTCCGAGCGGAGCGGGGCGAGAACGCCAGTATGGCCGACGAAAAGGCCTAGCAACCGGAATAAGGCCTCGTTCAAGCCGGTGATCATCGGCACGAACTCTGCGAAAGACGTGATCTATGCGCGGCTTCGCTACGAAGAGCCGGGCCCTGGCTACATGCACTTTCCTTCAGATCGCGATGTCGGGTATTTCGCGCAGCTTACTTCTGAGGTGTCGGTCCTTAAGGCATCCGGTGGCCATCGTTATCGCGTCTGGGAGCTTCCAAACGGAAAGGCTAACGAAGCTCTCGATTGCCGCGTTTACGCCTATGCAGCGCTGTGCGGCCTGATGCACTTCGGCTTCGGATTGAATAGGAAGGTCGATGAGGTATCCGTCGCGCTGAAGTTTGACGCTGCGAGCAACGCATGGACGCCCGCACAGCAGGCTGAGGCGAATAAGCAGACATCTGCCGCGCCGCAGCCGCGAGGCCCAACGATTAAAACCGGAACATCGGTCCCGAAATCGCGCGCTAGTCAACTCGCCTAACTTCACAACCGCTTCGGCGGTTTTCGCATTTCTGGAGCGCCCTTTGTTCGATCCCAATACCTCGGTGTTTGCCGGGATGTCGACACCTGTCTTGCAGCAGGCGCTCGCCAGTGCACAGACGGCGTTGATTGCTCTGCAGACCGGCCAGAAGGTCGTCACGGCAGGGTATGGTCAAGGGGATGGCACGAAGTCCGTCACCTTTACGCAAGCGAACATCGGTGACCTGACTCTATTGATTCGCCAACTGCAACAGCAGCTCGGGATTATTCGTCACGCACGCAGGCGCATGTCGATCGGCAGCTTCCACTGATGGAAAATCCCGTACAAATTTTAGATTCGCGGGGTAAGCCATTCGAGAAGCAGGTGCCGCGCGCGTCGATGCTCACGGGCGGTAGCCATACGCCTTACGATGCCGCCGACATCTCAGGTCCGCACCTGGGCGACTGGCAGCCATATTTGTGGTCGCCAGACGGCGAGCTCAATATGCACCGCGACCGTATCGTGTCCCGAATCCGGGACGTGGTGCGGAACGATGGGTGGGCATCGGCTGCGATCACGCACACGCTCGACAACGTAATCGGCGCGGACTTCCGGCCGGTCTCAAAGCCAGATTGGCAAGCTCTGCGTGCGATGACCGGCAACAAGGCGTTCGATCACGTCTGGGCAGATGAGTTCGGGCAGGCCGCAGAAGCAAATTATCGGACCTGGGCGTATGACCCCGGCCGTTATTGCGACACGCAGCGCAACCTGACGATCCCGCAGCAGAGCGCTCTCGCATTCCGTCATAAATGTATCGACGGCGACGCTCTCGCTATGCTGCATTGGCGCCCCGAACGCGTGGGCATGGGCCGCGCTCGCTATGCGACAGCCGTTCAGGTCATCGACCCCGATCGCTTGTCGAACCCTCAACTGAATTTCGACCAACAGGTTCTCCGCGGCGGCGTCGAGGTAGACGAAGATGGTGCGGCGATCGCATATCACATCCGGCGCGCCCACCAGGGTGACTGGTTCAGCGCTGGCGCGAGCATGCATTGGGATCGTATCCCGCGCGAAACGGCGTGGGGCCGTCCGATCATCGTGCATGACTTTGATCATGACCGCGCTGCGCAGCACCGCGGGGGCGCCGGCATTCTTGCGCCAGTCCTTCAGCGCTTGAAGATGCTGATCAAGTACGACGGCACCGAACTCGACGCGGCGATCATCAACTCGTTTTTCGCTGCTTACATCGAAAGCCCATTCGATGGCGAGTTGGTCGAAGAGGCTTTGCAGGGTTCGGAAAAAGTAAGCGCCTACCAGCAAGAGCGCTCGAACTATCACAAGGAGCGCGGTCTGCGCATGGGGCACGTCGGTATCTCGCATCTGTACCCGGGCGAGAAGATGGGTTTCGCGGCACCGAATCGCCCGAGCGGAAATTTCGCAGAGTTCGAAAACGCGATGCTGCGCAACGTCGCGGCTGGTACCGGCACGTCGGCGCAGATGATCAGCCAGAACTGGTCGGATGTGAATTACTCGTCCTACCGGGCAGCAATGCTGGAGGTATGGAAGACGTTTCATCGGCGCCGCGCAAATTTCGCGACAGGATTCACGCATCCGATCTGGTGCGGGTTCCTCGAGGAATCGATGGAAGTCGATGATCTTCCCCTTCCATCGTCGGGAACCGTGCCGATGTTCATGGAATGTCGCGTGGCCTATGCGCGCGCGAAATTTTTTGGGCCGGGCGTTGGATTTACTGATCCCGTCAAAGAGAGGGCAGGATCGATTCTCGGCATGGACGCGGGTTTGTCGAGCCTTGAAAGAGAGGCATCCGAACTATCTGGCGAAGATTGGCGCTCCATTCTCGCGCAACGTTCAGTCGAGATCGCGAAGTTCAAAGAACTCGATATTCCGCTGCCTTCATGGGCGATGGGTGAGAACGCAACGAAAGCGACTGAAGATCCGAAGGCAGAGTGATATCGAGGGACCCCTTGAGAATAACGAGTATTTATGTTTTGCGTGACCCTCGAACCAACGAAGTTCGGTATGTCGGTAAGACGGTCAAATCTCTGGCGGAGAGGTTGAGTGGGCACATAAGCCATAGCCGCCGAGTCAAGTCTCCGCGCGGAAGTTGGATCATAAGTCTGGTCAGGCAGGGATTGGTGCCGGTAATTCAGGAAATAGAATCCGCCGGTGATAACTGGGCTGAGCGCGAACGCTACTGGATTGCGCACTACCGCGCGATGACCGACAAACTCACCAATATCTGTGACGGTGGCGAGGGCGTAGGCGGAGTAAAGTTGAAACCGGAACATCGCGCAAAACTGGCTGAGATCGGAAAAGCACGCAAGAAATCAGATGAATGGTCTCGAATGGGATCACATCTTCCGGAATGGTGGACTGCGGAAATTCGTGCGCAGAAGGCGGCTCTCGTTAAATCACAGATGACGCCCGAGCGCCGCGCCGCTCATTCGGCAGCACTGAAGGCGACGATGTCCTCCCCGCAGTGGAGGAGTCGAAATTCCGCAGCGATTCGTGCAGCGTGGACGCCTGAGTTAAGAGCCGCCCAGGCTGCGAAGGCTAAGGCGGCTTCGCAAGATCCGGAGACAAAGGCAAAGCAAGTCGAAGCGGCCAAGAAAAGATGGACGCCGGAGGAGCGCGCTAAAGCATCCGAGACGACCAAGCGCACGATGACGGCGGAGGTGAAAGCTCGGAACTCAGCGACCAACAAGGCTATATGGACTCCAGAGCGCCGCGCCGAATGGTCGGAGCGAACCAAAAAGCAATTTGCTGAAAAGCCAATTAAATGGACTCCCGAGATGAACGCTAGGCGCGGCGAAGCAATCCGCGCCACCTGTGCAAAGCGGAACGCCGCAAAAGCCTCGGCCAAGAATCAGGAATGATTTAGCAGCGCACAGCTAACAAAAGCAAGGGCCACTTCAGCGGCCCTTTTTTATTGCTCTTTCGAAATGGAGCGTCAATGAGCCACATCCTCTCGCGGCTCGCTCAGCGCGTTTTCAACACGCCGCTGCTGCTTCACGAACGAAAGGCTGAGATCGTAATCGCTGCTTTGGCTGACCGCATGGGCGTTGGTCAAATGGTTCGCCTGAGTGGTGCTCCCGTCCCGCTGGCGATGGAAGACGATGAGTATGGGTTCGCTGAACAGGGTAGCAATCCGCGCAGCGGATACGACATGGCGGGCCCGGTAGCGATCATCCCGGTTCAGGGAACGCTTGTGCAGAAGCTTGGATGCCTGCGCCCCTGGTCGGGTATGACGGGTTACGACTCCGTTCGCCAGAATCTATTTACGGCGCTTGACGATCCAGCTGTCGAAGCGCTCGTGCTGGACATCGACAGCCCAGGCGGCGAAGTGGCCGGCTGCTTCGATCTAGTCGACACGATCTATGGTCTGCGCGGGACGAAACCGATCTGGTCAATCCTAAACGAAAGTGCCTACAGCGCAGCTTATGCAATTGCCAGCGCTACCGACTACATCACTGTGCCGCGCACTGGCGGCACTGGAAGTGTGGGAGTTATTTGTGCTCACTGCGACCTGTCTCAAGCGCTTACCACTGCAGGCGTAAAGGTGACCTTCGTCACCTACGGCGACCGCAAGGCGGACGGGCATCCCGAAATACCACTGTCTGACGAGGCGCTTGCCGCCTTCCAGTCAGACATCGACACGATGGGCGAACTCTTTTGCGAGACGGTCGCTCGTAATAGGAACATCACGGCCGCCACGGTCCGTGATATGCAGGCCGCATGTTTCATGGGCGCTAAAGGCGTCGCGAATGGACTTGCGGACGAAGTGGCGGCCCCAGACGCCGCGTTTCGGGCCTTGATCAAACAGATCACAGCCTAAACCACCTCCCTAAGGAAGCACCGAAATGACGTTCAAGAATCGCATGAGCGCGATGCCGTTCGCCCAATTTTTGGGCCTCGCAATGTCCGCGAAGGCAGAAGAAGACGACGAGGATCGCAAGCAAAAGGAAGACGAGTCCGACGACGACTATGCCAAGCGCATGGAAGAGAAGGATAAGGAAGAAGAAGCCAAGCGCGCGGAAGAGGAAAAGAAGAAGGAAGACGCGCGCAAGGCAGAAGAAGAGAAAAAGAAGGAAGAGGAAGCCAAGCGAGCCAAGAAGGCGAAGCGGGCCGACGATGATGGTGACGACGATGCCGACATGGAAGACGATGACGGCGACGACGAAGAGGAAGGCAAGCGTGCCGGCCGCGCTCAAGGCGCTCGCCAGCGCGAACGCAATCGCTGCGCTCGCATCGTCGTTGCAGGAATTGCGCTGGGCCGGGTCAATCAGGCATGCGCCTTCGCGTTCGATACAAAGTTGAGTTCGAACCAGGCGATCGCCGCACTGAATGCTGCAAGCCTCGACACGGTCGCGACTCGCGGATCCGGCCTGCGTGAGCGCATGTCGGCTGTCCAGGTGGCGAACCCGGGCACGAATGCCGGAGCATCCGCCGTCAACACCGACCCGTCGAAAGCGGCCGCGGCCAGCATCATCGCCGCTGGCGAACGCGCTCGCAACGGCAAGTAATCCTTCCCAATTCCATAAGGAGTTTGTCTCATGTCTTTGACTGTCAATAGTGTGGGTGAGAACCCCCAGCTTCCGTCGATCTACGCAGAAACGTTCATTCCGGATCAACTGATCGCGGGAAATCTGAAACTGGTGTCGCAGCCGGTTCTGATTCCGTCGGGCAATCTGGCGCGCGGCGCGATCCTCGGGCAGCAGACCACCAGTTCCATCGTCGTCACCCCCGGCACGAATACCGGAAACGGTACCGTCGGTACGACCAGCTTGGGCACGACCGAAACGTTCGGCGCGTTCTTGCTGAAGGCGACCAGCGCAACGGTGTTCTCGGTGACCGACCCAGAAGGTAACGCCCTCCCGAACGCGACCGTCGGTACGCCCTATGTCAATGCGGAGATCAATTTCACGATCACTGCGGGCGGCACGGCATTCGTTGCGAACGATTCGTTCACCCTCAATGCGCTCGAAGCCACGGGAAACTTCATCCTGTCGGTGAAGACCGCCAGCGATGGCAGCCAAGTCCCTTCGGCTGTTCTTGCCACCGCGACCAATGCTACGTCCGGCCCGCAGCTGGCCGGCGCATACGTCATGGGTGAGTTCAACCAGAACGCAATCACTTTCGACCCGTCGTGGACGATTCCGGCGCTTCAGCTCGCGCTTCGTCTCTACGGAATTTTCCTGAAGTCCTCGGTGCCTGCGGCAGACCCGAGCTAATACCCCAACGCCACTAAGAAAGGGCCTCTTCGGAGGCCCTTTTTCTTTGGTGCGCTCAAAACCGTAGATACCGGAGAATCAAACGTGCCTTTCATTTACGACACCAATACGCTCATCCAGGTCGTCCCGAACCTGAAGACGGCGCAACAGTTTTTGCTGGACAAGTTTTTCCCCAACATCGTGACGTCGGACACCGAAAAGGTCTCGATCGATATCGATGTGGGTAAGCGCCGGATGGCGCCGTTCGTCTCGCCGCTGGTCGAAGGCAAGCTCGTTGAGCAGCGCCGCTATCAAACCAACGAGTTCACGCCGGCCTACGTCAAGGACAAACGCGCACCCGACTTGCTCAAGCCCGTTCGCCGGATGATCGGTGAGCGTATCGGTGGCGAGTTCACCGGTGAAGAGCGCGAGCAAGCAAACCTGTATGCCGAAATGGCCGACCAGGTGGACATCGTGAATCGCCGTCTCGAGTGGATGGCCGCGCAAGCGCTCACGACCGGCACGCTGACTGTCGAAGGCGACGGATTCGAAATGGTCACGATCGACTACGGCCGCGATGCAAACTTGACTGTCGCGCGCACCGGCGCACAAGCGTGGACCCCAACGAACATCGCAGCAGGCACGGCGGTTCCGACCGACGACGTCGATGCATGGGCGCGGGCGATTCTGAAATCGTCGGGCGCCATCGTCACCGAGATCGTCTTCACGACCAGCTCGTGGCAGGCATTCAAGCTCGACCCGGCGCTGAAGGGCGCGATCATCTGGCCGATCCAGAATCCGAGCGGCAACATCATCAATCCGGGTTCACTGATCAAGCAGGGCGCCATGTATATGGGGCACTGGGGTCAGTATGACCTGTGGGTTTACAACGACTGGTTCGTCGACGAGAACAACCACGAAGTCCCGATGATCACCGACGGCACGGTCTTGATGAGCGGCGAAGCCCTCATGGGCACGCGCGCATTCGGGATGATCAAAGACCCGTACTTCAACTACAAAGCGATGCCGTACGCGCCGAAGACCTGGGTATCCGAAGACCCGGCGCAGCGTTTCATCATGCTTCAGTCCGCACCCCTGGTGATTCCGAGCCGGGTGAATGCGTCGCTGGCCGCCACCGTTTGCCCGCCGGTATTTAGCTAATGGACGCGCCGAAAAAGGATGCTGAAAAGGCATCCCGGCCGGCGTTGAGCGACTACACCGTCGCACGTGGACGGACGGTGTATGTCGACAACAAGCCAGTCGGGCCCGGTGGTTCAGTGGCCATGATTGCGGTGGATGCCGAGCACCTCGTGCACGCAGGATTCCTGCGCGCTGCGAGCGACGACGTCCGGCCCGTATCTCAAGGCGTTCAGGTTGGCGGTTTGCAGATCAAGGGCGGTCGCCGACCCGGTGGCACGGTGGTCTAAATGATCGACTGGGATGCAGTAGTTATCGGTCCGCTTATGGGCGTATTTGGTGAACCAGCGACCTATATGCCGCTCGCCGGCGGTTCGTTCCCGATCACCGTTGTCTTCGACGATGCATACCTCAAGGAAGCGATGTTTGAGGATGGATCGTCGGGAGTGGTCGAGGTCAGTGCGTGCATCGGAGTTCAGCTCTCGCAGTTCACGGCCGATCCTCTGCAAAACGACCAGCTATTCATTCCGGCCAATCCCGCGAAGCGTCGCCTAGCAGCTACCTACATCGTGCGCAAGCCGATGGTGGACTCGCGCGGCGCCGCGCGGCTTCTTCTTTCTCGAGCGAGTTACCCGTGACGACATCCGCAGACCTGCGCGCGTTGTTTGTTACGGCGCTCACCGGCGCGACCGATGCGGGAGCGGCGGTGTACTCGCCATTTGATTGGCCGACAACGGCTGATTCATATCCGAACATTCTGGTGCGCGCACCGAAGGAACGGAAACAGTCGCTTGGGCGCAATGCTCCGCTGTTCGATGTCACGACGACTATCGAGATCATCGCGCGAACGAAATCTGTCGCACTAGTCGGCGATGCCGGTTCTGCTGTAGCGCTCGCCGCAGCGGAAAAGTTGAAGTGGCAGATCGAAGTAGCGCTGATCAATAACCCGGCCGTCTGGGCAAAGCCCGATGGAAGCCGGCGCATCTCGCAGTTCGCATCCGTTGATTCCGAATTGACGACGAGTTCTGAGGGCGACATGCCCATCGGGAACCTATTGATGCACATCGAAGTTGATTTCACGCAGGGCCCCGAAGATTTCTATCCGATCACCGGCACTCCTATCGAAGGCTTCGATGCCGGGGTGCAGATGCCACCCGGAACAGTCGAACCGGGTTTCTCGATCACGTTTCCCTCATTCATCCAATCGTAGGAGCGCCGCATGCGCGTCAAACCCGCGCCGGGCCTGCAAGTCAGGAACCCGGCTGATAAGCAATTGCTGCCGCCCGAGGGCATTGACGTGCCGGACGACAGCATCCTCTGGACCAAGATTTTGAACGATGGCGATGTGGTGCGCGTGGACGCGAAAGCGGCGGCGGCGCCGGTCGTCATTGCCGCTGGCGCGGCGAAAGGTGACCAGGCATGAGCACGATTCCGTTCCGCAATATTCCGTCGACCTTGCGCCTCCCTGGCGCCTTCTTCGAGCTCGACAACTCGCAGGCAAACACCGCGCAGGCAAATCAGCGCGCGCTGATCATCGGCCAGATCACGGCGGCCGGTGTCGCCGTACCGAACATGCCGATCATCTCGGGTGGCATCGGCGACGCGAACCTCCAGGGCGGAACAAATTCGCAGCTGGCGAACATGTTGGCAGCATACCGCCTGAACGACAGCTTCGGCGAGGTCTGGTATTTGCCGCTGGCCGACGCAGCGGGCGCAGTTGCCGCGACGGGTTCGATTTTGTTCTCCGCTGCGCCGACGGCTGCCGGATCGCTTGCGCTGTACATCGCCGGCCAGGTCGTCACGATCCCGGTTACCGCCGGTCAAGCGGTGGCATCTATCGCGACTGCGGTGGCCGCAGCGGTCAACCTGCTGCCCGCAATGCCCGTCACAGCATCTGTGACGACGGCGACCGTCACACTCACAGCCGACAACAAGGGTCTGTGCGGAAACGAAATCGACATCCGTTTCAATTTCTACGGCGCGGCCGGCGGCGAAGCGACTCCGGCAGGCCTGACATACACCATCACGGCAATGTCTGGTGGCGCGACGAACCCGACACTCACGACCGCCCTGGGCAACCTCGGCAACATGTCGTTCGACTTCATCGCGTGCCCGTACACGGACCCGACGTCGTTGACCGCTGTTTCGGGGCTGCTGAACGACACGACGGGGCGGTGGAGCTGGCAGTCGCAGCTTTACGGCCACTCGATCTCGGCATACGCGGGCACGTTCGCATCACAGACGACCCTCGGCCTCACGCAGAACAACCAGCACCAGACGATCCTCGGGTTCTACAACAGCCCGACGCCGAGCTGGATCTGGGCGGCAGCGCTGACCGCTCAAGTTGCGGTGAGCGTGCGCGCTGACCCGGGTATCCCGCTGCAAGACATGACGCTCGCGGGCGTGCTTGCACCCCCAGTGCAATCGCAGTTCCTTTCGAACCAGCGCGAAACGCTTCTGTTCGACGGCATCTCGACCTTCACCGTGCAGCAGGACGGTACGGTGCTGACCGAAAACATCATCACGACCTACCAGCTGAATGCGCAGGGCGTGCCAGACGACAGCTATCTGGAACTGGAAACGATGTTCCAGTTGATGCTGGAGATCCGGACGCTACAAGCGATGCTGTCGTCGAAGTACGCGCGCTGCAAACTGGCCAGCAATGGATCGAGCCCGCCGGCGAACTCGGGACTGGTGACGCCGAACATCATTAAGGCCGACATCATTGCGCTGTATCAGGAGCGCACGGCCGCCGGCTTTGTGCAAAATGCATCCTCGTTCGCGTCGGCGCTTGTAGTGAACAAGAACACGGTGAACCCGAACCGCGTCGATATCCTGTGGCCAGGTACTCCGGTCAATCAGATGCGTACGTTTGCAACATTGGTCCAGTTCAGGCTCCAGTAAAACTAACCGCATTCACAAAGCCACCTTCGGGTGGCTTTATCATTTTCTGGAGAGGAAACGATGTCCAGCAATCTTATTGCCGGCACTGCGCAGATCACGGTGGACGGCGCAACGGAACAGCTTGAGGGCGGCTTGAAATATTCAGTCGCCACCGTCAAGCGCACCGCGCTGATGGGAAAAGACGGCTTCCATGGTTGGAAAGAGGAGCCGGTTGCTCCATTTATCGAAATGTCTATTCGTGACGCGGGCAATCTGACGGTTGCGAGCTTTAACGCAATGCGCAATGCAACCGTTGTCGCTTCACTTGCGAACGGGAAGATCGTCACCGGCCGGAATATGGGTGCGGTTGACGTCCAAGAAGTCGATACGGACGATGCAAAATTCACCGTTCGCTTTGAGGGACCGGAAGTAAGCGAACAAACAGTTACGGTGAACTGATGAGCGACGACAAGAAGAAGCCGAAGAAGACATTTCCTTTCGAGATGACGATTGACCTTCGCAAGTCGATCACGCTCGGAAGTGGTGATAACGGCACGGTCTACACCGAAATCGCTTTGCGCGAGCCCACTGCGGGCGAACTCGGGCAGTTCTTCAAAAAAACCCAGAACGCAAGCGCAATCGACGCAGTCAAGTTTCTGATTTCTGCGGTGTCAGGTGTCCCGCTCGTTGTGATCGACAAGATCGGCGCATCTGACTACTACAAAGCGCAGGAATACCTGCTGTTCTTCTGTAACCCGCCGGATGAGGATGACCCCGAGGGAAACGCGGAGGGCTCCCAATAGACTGGGAGCATACGGTCAGGATCGTCGAGAAGTTCTGGGGATGGCAGCCCAGTGAGACACGCTCGCTCACATGGAGCGAGATTTTGAACTACGCAATGCATGCTGCGCGGATGACAAAAAAAGGGTGAACGATGGCCAATGATTTCGTCATCCGTATCAGTGCCGACGATAAGGCAACAGCTGTCGTCAAGAAGATCCAGGCAGCGCTTGGCAAGATCACGGAGCCAGTCGAGAAGGCGAACAAGCGCGTCAGTTCGCTCGGCAACGTCGGTACTGCTGGGCTGGCTAAATTGCGCAAGGGCATGGATGGCGTAGCAAGCTCGGCTAGCAAAGTCGTCGACAAGATCGTGGAAATCATCCCCGGTCTTACCGCTATCGGCGGTGCCGCGTCACTCGCCGGTCTGTCTGCTCTGGCCGTAAAGTTCGGGAATTTCGGATTCGGCCTGAACAAGAGTTCGCAACTGCTGGGCATGAACGCACAGGACCTCGCAGCGTGGCACGTAGCAGCCAAGCGCGCTGGCGTCTCGGCAGAGGAGTTCGATTCGAGCATGGCGGGGTCTCAGGGCGCGATCCGTGGTGCGGCATTTGGCGCCGATCCGCACGCGATGATGATGCTGCAGAAGATGGGCGTGCAGATCCAGCACAACAAGGACGGGTCGATCGACTACCTGTCGACGCAGCAAAAGATTATGACGGCGCTGGCGAATCAGCCCAGCGTTCAAGGGCAGCGCGACGCGGCGAACGTACTCGGTATGGGCGCGCTGTTGCCGATGATTCAGCAGGGAACGTACGCGGCCGACAAGGCGCGGGCGATGCGCAAGGGGCTCGTCCCCACGCCCGAAGAGATCGCACGGGCAACGGCGTTCCACCAGAACATCAATGATCTTGAAGACTCGGTGACCGGTCTTGGCAACAGCATTGGGTCGAGGCTCATCCCTATTCTTGATCCGCTCGTACGTGGTTTTTCTGCATGGCTGGATAGGAATCGTGTGCAGGTCGCCGATGCGATAGCTGGCGCCGTACAAAGATTCGCCGAATGGATAAAGAGCATCAATTGGGGAGAAGTTGTTTCCCAGATGAAAAGCCTCTTCGACGCTATGGGCGGAATCAAGGGTGTTGCGATAGCGCTCGCAGTCATCACATTCGCTTCGCCGATCGCGGGGCTGCTCAGCATGATCACGAGCCTGACGACGTTGGCGACGACCGCGATTCCTGCCGCAGTCCTGGGCTTTACCGGGCTCGGACTTGCGGCTGCCGCAGCCGCCGCTGCCTACACGATCAACAAGATCAAGGATTCGACCGAGCCGGGGCACTTTGTTGGTCGGAATGCTGGCGCACCGATCGCTAACCCACTGCGTCCAGAGGATACGAATCAGGCGCTGTGGGATCGGATGGTCCAAGGTGCAAAAGACTTTGTCAGTACCCCGACAGGCAGGTTCGTACCGCGCAATGCGGCTGCGCAAGCGCCTCTGGGTATCCGCACGAACAATCCGTTGAACATCCTCACGCGCGGGAGCCAGAACAACTACGCAACTCCGGAGGAAGGGATTGCGGCAGCCGCAGCGAACCTGCAGAAAAACTATCGGGGCCTCAGCTTAGCGGGGATTGCCGATAAGTGGACGGGTGGCGCGCGTACCGGGAATAGTCCTGAGCAGATTGCAAACTATGTTGGCATCCTGTCGCGCGGCACGGGCCTATCAGCCAGCCAGACCCCCGACCTCAACAACTCGTCTGTCGTTGCTGCGCTGCTCAAAGCACAGATTCGCGCAGAGAACGGGGAGCAACCTTATGGTGATGCGCAAATAGCGAATGGCATCAGCCGAGGAATGGGGGGCGCCGCAGCGGGCGCATCCGCGCCAGCGACTGCAGGGGCACCCCAGATCAATGTGACCGTGCACAACGCTCTGCCGGGAACGCACGTTGAGACGAAATCATCTGATGGCGGCTATTTGCCGACGAAAGTGAACTATGCCCTTCGGGGCGCCGATGGAGCTGCGCCTTGAGCCTTACCACGAACGCCCTCAGCGTCACCGGTAGTATCGGCGGTGTCGCGCAAAGCGCTAGCAATCTGGCGGGTCTTCTGGGCGGCTCCAGCGGGTCGAGCATATCGGCGGCCTCCTATGGCGGGATACCGTTTGCTGTTCGCTCGATGCGTACATCATTCGGCCGGAAATATGCGATTCACGAGTACCCGTTTCGGGAAGACGGCTGGCTTGAGGACACCGGCAAGAAGCTTGCTCGGCTGAGTATCAGTGGATTCCTGGTCGAAGACAGCCTGATCTACGGGGGCGGACCAGTCACAGCTCAGCGCGACAAGTTTGTGATTTTGTGCTGCGCCCAAAACGCGCCACCTCGGACTCTTGTCCATCCGACGTTCGGAACTATGCCGAACATGCTGTGTGTGAACATCGAGTTCGATGAAACGCTCAGCACTACGGAGATCGGCGTCACCTTCACATTCATGAAGGCGGGCGTCCGCGCGTATCCGAAGGCGACAGTCACAACGGCGGTCGCCAGCACGAACAACGCCTCTCTGACGGGAATCGCTGCGCTGATCAATTTCGTGAAGACGGTTGCTACGGCGATTAAGGCCGGCGCCGCGATCATCCAGGCCGCTGTTTCAACGGCTGTTGGCTGGTACCAGTTCGCCGTCACTGCAGTGAACGACGTCAAAAACATCATCGGCGCTGTTTCGACGCTATCCGGGAACTTCGGGGCACTCTTTGGTGGTGCAAACAATGGCTATGCCGGGTCTAACGTCCAGGCGTTACCGAGCGTAACGGCTAGCGATCTGTTGTCACAGGCGGCAGCAAATCGCAGTCTTGTGATGGAAGCTGGTGTCGCGTTGCAAGCAGCTGCAGCGAACCCGAGTGATTCGGCGGCGCTCGGCACCGCAGTGCAGGGGCTCGTCTCTGCACTGGCGGCCGCTGCAACCGATCCTGCCGATGCCGTCCGCATGATCAGCGCAATGGCGGCGTTCTCGCCGGCGCCGATTACAACGCCGGGTCAGATCGGCTCAGCGATGAGCACGATGCAAGTGGCTTTGGCGGCGCTGTTTCGCCGCACCGCGCTAGCTCAGTTGGCCGTGACACTTACGACCTACCAGCCATCATCGCAGAACGATGCGCAAACCGTGCTCACGAGCGCGACTGCATTGTTCGATTCGGAGATCACTATCGCTGGCGATGCCGGTGACGATGAAAGCTATGTCGCACTGCGCACGCTGCGCCAGTCGATGATCGCCGACATGACCACGCGCGCCGCTGATTTGTCAGCCATCGAAACATTCGCGTTTCAGTCCTCCATGCCGTCCCTGGTGTTGGCGCAGCGGCTCTATCGTGATCCGACGCAGGAAACCGTGCTGGTGCAGCAAGTCGCGCCTCGGCATCCGGCGTTTATGCCGACGTCATTTCAAGCATTGGCGCCGACTGGAACAACTGCCAATAGCGGGACTATTTAGCCATGTCCGATGACCTGACTCTTCGGCTCTCGACATGCACGATCGAGCCGAACGCTGCGCCGGGAGAACAGACGTTTAACACGTCGAACAGCCGCTCGATCACCGGGTGGCTGAGTGTGCGCGTCGCGCGAGGGATTGAGCGGTGCCCATCTGACTTCGATGTTTCGTTCACAGAGCCTTTCCCGGCAGTGGGGAGCATAGTCGCGAACCCAGGTGACTTTTGCGAAGTTCTGCTCGGTAAAGACATTGTTCTCACGGGGTTCGTCGACCGCTATCTTCCGAGCTATTCCTCGCGTGATCACACGATCCGAATTACCGGGCGCAGCAAGTGCCAGGATGTGGTCGACTGCTCGGCGAAGTGGACTGGCCTGCAGTTTGTCAGTCAGCCGCTTCTCACAATCGCGAAGCAACTGTGTTCGGTCTATGGCGTCGATGTAGCACTCGCGCCGGGTGCGAATCAAGGCGCTCCGATCCCGCAGCTGAACATCATGGTCGGCGAGCCGATCTATGACGTGCTCGAAAGGCTTTGCAGGTTCCGCGCGCTGCTGCTGTATGACCAGCCGGACGGCAGTTTGCTGCTCTCTGGCATAGGCGCCGTCCAGGCGGCCAGCGGCTTTCAGGAAGGTGTGAATGTGCTGGCCGCGAGCGCGATGTATGGAATGGACGGGCGGTTCAGCGAATACGATGCTGTTCGTCAGAGCCTCGACACCTGCCAGGACGTCGGCGACGGCGGAAATCTGATTGCGACGGTGAAAGACCCATCGGTGACCCGGTTCCGCTACCGCGCGATCGTCGCAGAATCGGTGTTCGGCGGACAGGACGTTGCCGCGCAGCGCGCGAACTGGGAGATGGCGAGTCGCTTCGGCCGGTCCTTTCAGGTGCGCTTGACGACAGACACCTGGCGCGACTCGGCGGGCACGCTTTGGACGCCGAACACGTTGGTGTCGATCGATTTGCCCGGGCTGAAGTTGACTCCGAAAACGTGGCTGATTTCCGATGTGACCTATAAGCGCGACGAGAACGGCACGACGGCAGATCTCGTGATCATGCCGCCGGAAGCGTTCTATCAAGAGCCGATCATCCTGAATCCGATTGCGCCTGACGTGGTGAACACCCAATGATCGAAGCTGTCTTCCGGCGCATTCAAATGATGTTCGGGCGCGGCCGCGTGACCTACACGGACGACAGCGGCCCGGTGCAGAAGATGCAAGTCCGGCTCAGCGGTCTTGAGACCTCGGACGGGCGCTTGCGTATGGTCGAGTTCGGATTCACATCGAATCCCCCGGTCGGGACCGATGTGCTTGCGCTGCATATCTCGGGAGACCGCGGTGCTGGCACAGTGTTTGCCACGAATCACCAGCAGTCGCGCCCGAAAGGGTTGTCTGCCGGCGAGTCGATGCTGTACAGCCAGGATGGGAAGCAGGTCTACATGACAGCATCCGGCGGCATCGTGGTCGAGGCGAAAGGGCAGGACGTCGTGGTCAATGATGCGCGGGACGTAACGTGGAACCTGTCGGGAAAGCTGAAGATCGTTGCCCCGGGCGGCGTCGAGTTCGATACACCTCTCGTGGAGTCCACTGGCGATATCCAAGACAAGTCGGCGACGAATGGCGACACCATGGCAACGATGCGTTCGGATTACAACGGCCATAAGCACCCGATAGTTAACATCCAGACGGGCGGCAGCACGATCGACACCGGCACGCCGACCATACCCATGTAGCGCATAGCGCTCAACGACAAGCTGCCTCCGGGTGGCTTTTTTTATTGCCTGAGCACATGCCAGATATCACGCTTCAATGGGACACAGCAAATAACCAGGCCGATTGGGTGCAGTCCGGTTCGGCCTTGCTCACAGGCAACGACCTTGAGTCAGCAATCATCATCAGCCTCTTCACAGATCGGATCGCCGCCGTCGGAGACGTGATTCCCGATGGTTCGAATGACCCGCGCGGCTGGTGGGCGGACACGGACGTTCCGATCGGCTCTCGGCTTTGGTTGCTGCGCCGCTCGAAGCAGATTCCTGAGACGTTGCAAAAGGCATACGACTACATTGCCGAGGCGTTGCAATGGCTTCTGGATGACCAGGTCGTCGCGCAGTTCGACATCAACGTGCAGTGGGTTCGTACCGGGATGCTCGGCGCGCAGATAACTGCCTACAAGCAGAACGGAACCACATTGATGACCGGCCTCTATACGTGGGCCTGGAATGGGATAAACGTCTAATGCCGTATGCTCGCCCAACACTCAGCGCACTGCGTAGCCAGACTTCGGCTGATATTCAAGCCGGCCTTTCGGGATCGGACGCGCTGTTGCGGTTCTCAAGCCTCAACATTCTCGGGACGGCGCTCGCCGGCCTGGCGAACTCGCAGTACGGATACACCGACTGGGTGTCCAAGCAGGCGAACCCGTTCACAGCGACCGATGAATTTCTTGAGGGATGGGCCGCACTTAAGAACGTCTTTCGCGAGGCTGCGACCCAAGCCGGCCTAGCCGTGCCGGGACAAGTAACGTTTCCCGGCACGACCAACACACCACTGCCGATCGGTACACCGATCGTGCGCGGTGATGGTGTCGGGTTCACGACGACATCCGCGGGCGTGTGGTCTGGCAGCAATGTCACGGTCAACGCCATGGCTAATGCCGACCCATCTGGGCTGACCGGCGCGTTTGGGAATTGCGCCGTCGGTACAGTGATGACGCTCGGTACGGCCATCGCCGGGATTCAATCGACCGGCTCAGTCACTACAGCATTCGTCGGCGGCGCAGACGTCGAACTGGACGACAGCCTGCGAGCCCGCATGCTGCAGGCGTACCAAAACGTTCCTCAGGGCGGCGCGCAGCAGGATTACGTGACTTGGGCTCTTCAGGTCAACGGCGTCACGCGCGCCTGGTGCAATCCCAGCGGGTTCGGTGCCGGCACGGTAGTCGTATATGCGATGTTGGACGTAACGGAAGCGGCAAACAATGGCTTCCCGCAGGGCGTCAATGGCGTGGCCACGCTCGAAACTCGCGGCATCCCAACGGCGACCGGCGATCAACTGAATATAGCGAACTGGATTTATCCGCTCAGGCCCGCGACGTCGCTCGTCTATGTGTGCTCTCCCGTTCAGCAGGTCGTGAATTTTTCGATAACGGGCAGCGCCGGGTTTTCGTCGGCGACCAGGGCGCTTATCGCTTCAGCGATCTCAGGCATCTTTGTCCTATATGGCTCTCCATTGAGCACGGTAGCTGGGCAAAACGGCGTGATCGACATGTCCCTTATCAATTCGGCGATCGGTGCGATATCGGGAACGTCAGGGTTCGTGGTCACGGTTCCAGCCGGAAACATCGTTGGGACAACCGGCCAGTTGCCGACGCTCGGCACCATTACGTGGCTTCCATAAATGGGCGCTCCAAACTACCAGGCGTCCGACTTTCTGTCGGTGCTGCAAACGCTTATGCCGCGCGGGCTCGCATGGCCGAAAGATGCGGCCGCGACCATGGCGAAGTCGGTAAGCGGAATGGCTCCAACATGGGCGCGACACACGCTGCAGAACAACAATCTGCTCGTGGATGCGTTCCCTTCGACCACGTTTCAGCTGCTACCCGAGTGGGAAGCAGCGCTCGGCCTCCCGGACCCGTGCGCAGGTGAGTCTCCAACGATCCAGCAGCGCCGCGCGCAAGTAGTCGCACGTTTCACGAATGGCGGCGGCCAGTCAATTCCATATTTTGTCCAGTTCGCCTTCAGTCTCGGTTATGCGGTTTCAACCGAGGAGTTTGCGCCCGCAAGAGCAGGGCAAACGCGATGCGGGTCGCCCTGCTATAGCGAGGCATGGGCATTCGCTTGGTCGATCGACTTACCGCTGAGTACGGTCACGTATGCACGCGCAAGCCAATCCGTAGCTGGCGAGCCCTTGGCAAGCTGGGGGAATTCGGTTCTTCAATGTGAAATGGCGCGCATTGCGCCCGCCCATACGGTTCTGCAATTCAAATATCTAACGGAAATTTTTGACAACTCCGTTGTTGATGACTTTGGAAATCCTGTCATCACGTCCGACGGTTTCGCGGTCGTCATATAAGACATTCATCAAGGAGTTTGCATGTATCAGATCGACGCAAGCGGCAGTGTAACTACAATGCCGACTCCTGGCGCTACTGCGACGCCAGGATGGTTTACTGGCGGAAATCCGGCGAATGGGGAACCCGCCACCGTATTGGACGCAGATTGGTTCAACGCGCTCCAAGCAGAGATGCTCGCCATTCTCTCTGCTGCTGGAATAGCACCAAGTAAGACAGCTGATGCACAGATTCTCGCGGCCATTCAATCGCTGCACGGATCGCAGCTATTCACGGCATCCGGATCGTTCACTGCTCCTTTTACCGGAACCTTCTATTTCAGCGGATGCGCTTCTGGCGGCGGTGGTGCCGGCGCGCTATCGGCATTGGCAACCGGAAATATCACGGCGGCGAGCGGCGGCGGTGGTGCGGGTCAGCCAGCGATAAGAGTCCCGTTAAATTTAACCGTAGGTCAGGTTGTTCCACTCACATTCGGGGCGCCTGGTGCTGGCGGAGCATCGGGAGGCGGAGCCGGAGGTGCGGGCGGAAACCTGGTTGTCGGAACGCTGCTCACCCTAACCGGCGGTTCCGGCGGCATCGCAGGAGTGGGTGGCTCAACCTCGGCCGCGTGGGCGGGCGGACCTGGCGGTGCTGGCTTTCCCGCAGGAAGCGATGGATGTGACGTTATAGCCGCCTATTGCGGACCGTCAGGCGCCGGCGCATCTGGCCCGTTTGGCGGAGGTGGCCCCGCGCGCCGCGGAGCGGCTGGGAACAGTGCAGCTGGCATAGCCGCTAGCGGATACGGGGCCGGTGGGGGCGGAGCAGGAGGCGGCTATGCCGGAACAACTACATGGGTTGGTGGAGCGGGTGGCGCGGGAGCTCCAGCGTTAGCAATGTTCGAATGGTAATCGCGCAACTAGCAATGGCCACCTCCGGGTGGCTTTTTTATTTCCCGGGGAAATAGATGGATTACACGGTTGCAGTAGAGATAGGCGGCGTCTGTGTGACGGGCATTGGCGGAGTGTTTGCATGGCTCTGGCAGCGGTCACAAGCGCAACTCGACGACACGATTGAGTCTCACGGAAAGCAACTTAAAACCCTCGATTCGGAATTGTCTTCGTACAAGCTGCATGTCGCTGAAACGTATGTGACCAGTAACGAACTCAGCAAGGCCATCGATTCATTCAATCGTGCGATCGATGCTGTATTCGGGAAACTCGATCGCATCGAGGACAAGCTCGACAAGAAGGCTGACAAATGAAACTCACGACGCAGATCGTTCAAGCGGGATGCGGAGCGTCGGTGTTGCGTTCTGCGCAGTGGGTTCAACCGCTTCAGGGCGCCTGCGACAAGTACCAGATCAACACGCCCTTACGCGTGGCCGCGTTCCTCGCGACCTATGGCATCGAGTCTGCACGCCTCACGGCATTGACTGAAAATTTGAATTACAGCGCAGACGGTTTGCTCGCAACGTTCCCGAAATACTTCACAGCGGAACAGGCGCAGCAATACGCCAACAAGCCGCCGATGATCGCGAACCGGGCATATGCGAACCGCAACGGCAACGGCGATGAGGCAAGCGGCGACGGATGGTTATTCCGCGGTCGCGCGATGGGCATCACCGGCCGGCGTAACTATCTTCTGTGCGGCATCGGCATCGAACTTGACCTGACGACTATGCCGGCTTTGCTTGAGCAACCCAGCGATGCCGCCATGGCGTCCGCTTGGTGGTGGTGGAACAACAAATTGAACGTACTTGCGGATGCTGGCAACTTCCTTGGATTGTCGCGTGCCGTTAATTTAGGAAGTGCCGCCTCGAAGGCTATGCCGAACGGGTATTCGGAACGGCTTGCTCTGTACGCGGCCGCAAAGACCGCGCTTGGCATCTAACAACACACACGGTGCGAAAAAAGGCCCCAGCCAAACGGGTGGGGCCAAATACTTACGCTGATTCGCGCCCCGCGGGGGAAGAAAATGAGGCGCATACGAAGCCTAAACGATTCCACCGCAGCAGATAAAGCCCACAAGTAGAAATTCACAATTCCACTAGCCGCCTTCGGGCGGTTTTTTCGTTTACGACTATGAAAATCGCACACGAACACGAACAGTCTGAAACGCTGCACTTCAGCATCTTCTATCCAGACCATCCGCCGCGCACCGAATCGGCCCTGTTCCGCAAGACCAAGCATCACCTCGTGGCGGTGCTAGATACGCCGTGCTGGGTCTGCGGCACGAAGGAAAAGCGCGAGGTGCATCACTGGCACGCCGAGTGGGCGGATAGCGATGGTATCGACTGGGACAAGATGCGCGCGCTGCACCCCGCTTTCGACTGGTCTGGCTATAAAGAGCCGTCCGACTTCATCGACAGCGAATACAACATGCGCATTCTCTGCGAGAGGCATCACCGCGGAGTAGGACACGGAATCCACATGATTCCGCTACCCGTTTGGGAAATGCAGCGCATCAAGCGCGACGATTTCATTTTCAGCGAAGACGAACAGGAGCAATCGCAATGAACAAAGCAATCATCAGCGGCGGCCTCACAGTATCGGCAGCCGACATCATCCCCACTGTCGATTGGGCAATGAATGGCTTCCACGGCGGCCCTCCGGCCAATCTGTCGGGCCTCATTGCCGGTGCTGTCGTGATGGCAATCCACGCAGCCTACAACTGGTTTGCCGAGCGCCAGGCAGCGAAGGCAGTGACGCCGACGCAATGATCCGCATCGCCCTGTGCCTGCTGCTGGGCGGCTGCACGACCGGCATTCAGGTTTTGCCAGTAGTCGACCAGAAGACGCAAACCGTCTCTTGCTGCATTGCCTATGTGGAATCAGGCAAGTCCACTGACGGCTCCATCGAAGTCCAAAACAGCACCACCAAAGGCGTATCGGTAAAGCTCGGCGCGCGCTGGAAGTTCTGAATCTCCCGTAGTTCACCCACACCTAGGAACCATCATGAAAAACCTACGCCTCGTGGCAGGTATCGCCTTGCTCGCAGCCTTCGCCGGCTGCACCACTGCACCGGCTCTGCCCAGTCTGCAACAGCAATTTGTCCAGATGTGCCCCGTGGTCAATGCTGACCTGGCTGTTCTGGCTGCATCGCCGTCGCTGACCGTGGCGCAGCAAGACACGCTGAAGACGCAGGTCATTCCCGCCAACCAGCTGATCTGTTCGTCTGGCGCTGCGCTGAACGTGACGAATTTGAAAGCATTCCACGACAGCCTTTTGCCGGTGGCTATCGGCATTGTGCAAGCCACGCCGGCAATTCCGAACCAACCGTTGGTGCTGCTAGCGCTCCAACTCTTCGGCCCGGTCGTTCAAGGTCTGATCGATCAAGCCATTACGAACGTTGCACCGACAGTTCCGGCCACGCCTGCGGCACCCGCATCTGCAGCAAGCGGCACGCTGGTGGCATGATGTCGCCCCACGACTACGCATTGCTTGCTCAGGAAGCGTATTCGGCAACGCCAGACATCGGGAAGGCAGATAGCGCATCACGCGCTATCGTGCGCACGACCGCAGCAGGGTTGTGCGTTGCTTTCCCGGGTACGGACAATCGTGATTGCTGGAGCGCGGACTTCAGTTTCGAGCCGATCAATGTAGCTGGCGCAGGGAAGATTCATTCCGGCTTCTGGTCGGCATGGATGGCCATTGCGCCGGACGTTGTGAAGGCGATTGGAGATCAGCCGGTGACACTGGCAGGGCATTCGCTTGGCGCAGCCCTTGCCATATGTGCTGCGGTGGCATTAACGCTTGCCGGGAGGCCGCCCGTTTCCGTGTACGGCTTCGAACCTCCGCGTGTGAGCCCAGATATCAGTGTCAGGGCGCTGCTCGCCAAAGTCCCAGTGCATTTGTACAGGAATGGGAATGATCTGGTTACTGATCTCCCTCCCGACTGGCAACATGCCGCGCTGCTCAAGCACATCGGTAAGCCGGCGCTTCCGTTTCCTAATATCCATGACCATATGATTGCGCGCGTAATCGCGGCGTTGGCTGTGACGGAGAAGGCATGATCGACCATTCACAAATGAAGCTGGGCCGCAAGCCGGCGCAGCCTGACCCGCGCACGCCGCTTCTATCGCAGCGCATGAAGATCGTTAAGCCTGCTCCCTCGGTTGACTGGACCAAGGCGGTAGATTCGTGGGGCGCGCTCGCAAACGATCAAATCGGAGACTGCACGGCGGCCGCGGCGTACCACTTGATCCAGATATGGCGCGCGAACAACTTCTCGAAATGGCAGCCGAACGATGCCGAGGCTATTGCGCTCTATAGCGCAACCTCCGACTACCCGAAAGAGGATGGCGGGGCGGTTGAAACGCAAGTTCTCAAATACTGGTCGACAACTGGTGTTCCCGGCGATGGAGTCACGGACACGATCGCCTTCTGCCATCTCTTCGAAAAGAATCTCGATGAACTGCGGCTCTCGATCCAGATCTTTGGCGGGGCATATTTGGGTGTCGCGTTGCCTCTATCTGCTCAGAACCAGACCGTCTGGGACATCGCTACAACCGGTACGCCAGCAGATCAGACCGTGGCGGGTAGCTGGGGCGGTCATGCAGTCTGCGCCGTGGCATACGACGAAACCTCGTTCACGGTCGTCACCTGGGGCGCGCTGATGAAAGTTACGCCTGCATTCATGGCGGCATATCTGGACGAAGCCTACGCCGTCGTCTCCAAGGAATGGCTCGACGTTGCCGGCATTGCACCGCAAGGGCTTAGCTGGCCGCAACTCGCGGCCGATATGAAGTCGCTAGCCGACTGACCCGAACACCCCTTCGCAACACGGCCACCTTCGCGGTGGCTTTTTCTATTTCAAAGGCGCACTTATGGCAACGGGCGAAGGCGTACGACTTCCAGCATTTCCGGATGCAACCGGGTTCTCGGATGCCGACTTTTTATTCATGACGCAAGATGGGGCCACCGTAAAGGGAACGATTGCGCAGTTGCGCACGGCCCTCGCGACCAATGCGCTTATCGAGACTTTCGCGGCAGGACCAACTTTCACGGCTTTGATTTCCGGAAACACGTTGACCGTGAGCGCTTTCGGTGCTGGCGCGCCGTTGGCGATCGGGCAGACATTGTTCGGTGCCGGCGTTACGGGGTCGCCGACGATCACCGCTCTCGGCACGGGAACTGGGGGCGCGGGTACTTACACGCTTAGCGCGTCTCTCGGAACCGTCGCAAGCGAGGCAATGGGAGCAGCGAGCTCGACTCAGTTCGCCCCTGGATTCAGCACGTCAATAACCGTCGTCAACACGTACGGCTCGATGGCCAACATCGGATTGTTCTTTGACGATGGGCGTCAATTTGATTGCACGCTTTCCGGCCAGGTCGTCGGGTTCAACCCGAAGGTGCCGTCTGGTGTTCAGAATGTCTATGTCACCGGGCGCGCAGCCATCCCAATCGGCACGCCGGCAAGTGGAAGCGTTGTCGATGCGACGGTTGCTTCCGGCGCTGCGATCAACGCAGCCAAGCTGTCCTACATCTCGCCGCTGCCCAATACGGTCCCGCGCACGGTCGCCTCAAAGGAGGCCGACTTCATCAATGCCCGAGAGTTCGGCGTGAAGGCTAACGGTTCGGATGACTCCGCGGCGATGAACTTAGCGCTGAATACCGTGGCGAATCTCAACGGGACTCTCTGCTTGCCGCAAGGGACCATCCTTGCAAGCAATTTGTCGGTGAACCAGACGAACCACTTCATCACCCTTCGCGGTGCGGGCATGTTCGCTACTACGCTCGTGACGAATTCCGCCGCAGGGGATTTTCTCACGTTCCAGACGGCCGGATATGAGTTGAAGGACTTGCAGCTTTCAGCGAACGTAACGAGAGTCTCCGGTGCACACTTCGTCACGTCCTCCAACCAAGGTTTGATCAATAACATCGGGATCAATGCGGCTCTCACCGGGATCATCATGCAGGATGGTTTCTGCTCTATGCGGAAACTGACCTTCACGGGTCCGGTAAACGGCACTATCAGCATGATCATTAATGGCGCCGGTGCCGGCATGGTCATCGATGATATGACTTGTTACACGGGTGTGACGGGCACAGCCGCCGCCGGTATCAAGGTCGTTGCCGCGGGTTCGGTGCAGATCAGCAATTCGAACATCGTCGGGCAGGGCTTTGACCTCTGGATTGCTCCGGGAACCGGCCAGGGTGTAGCGTCCATCTACGCCCTCAATACCTTCTTCGATACCGCTACTGCGGGTGTCGTCATCGCTCCGACCGGAACTGGTTTCGTTGACCGTTGTCGCTTCGATTCCTGCTGGATGTGCTCGCACGCGACCGCTGGGACCCTCATCCAGAATACCGGGACGGGAACAATCGGCGGCATTCATTTCGTTGATTGCGAGATGTCTTTCTGCGTTACCGGAAGTGGATTTATTGTCACGCCACAGACTGGGCCGCTGCCTACCGATGTGACCATTCTTGGCGGGATTTACTCTGGCAACGTTAATGGCATCGATCTCCCCGCGGGTATGTCGGATTTCACGATTATGGGCGTCACCGCAGGGGTGGGCGGGGATGGCCCGGCTAATTCCGGAATCGGCATTTTCCTGGCTCCCGGTGCATCCGATCACTACATCATCAGCAACAACCGGGTTAGAGGAAATGGTCTCGCCAATGTCTCTGACGGCGGCACCGGCACGAACAAATCTGTCACGGGCAACATTTCCTAAAGAGCCGATATGAAAACGAAAAACATCCTGATCGCTGCCGCCCTGGCGCTGCATTCCTTCGCGTCTTTCGGCACGACACCGAGTCCGGTTTCCCTGCTCAATACCGCAGGATCAACAGCCGGGCAGGCCATTCTATCGAGCGGCCCGACGAGCACGGCTGCCTGGGCATCGATCGTCGATTCCGTTATTGCAGGGTCTGGCATTGCCGTAAGCGCCGCTACGGGCAACGCGACGGTATCGGTGGCGACGAATGGCGTGGCGCTGGGTCAGCTTGCGCAGCAGGCGGCAAACACGGTGCTCGCTAACGCCACGGGCTCGACAGCCAACGTGACCGCGTTCTCGATGCCGACCTGTAGCACATCGGTGAGTGCGTTGAATTGGACGTCAGGAACCGGCTTTACCTGCAATGCAGCAGTGAACGCAGCGACGCTTGCGGGCGCGACATTCGCATCGCCGCCGGTCGCAGGTTACGGGAGTGCTACACCAGAGCCTGTTGCGGCGACGACGATCAGTGCCACGGGGCTGATCTCACCAGCATCGACAATCGGCATTAAGGGCACAGCGACAAACGATAGTGCTCAGGTCGGGAGCCTCGGAGAATTCCCGACGCCAACAAACTTGACGGGCGTTTCCCTTACTGTTTTCGTGGTCGCTAACACGTCAAGCGTTTCACTCACGGCGGGGAATTGGATCATGCAATGCGGCACCGCGTTCGCGCCGACAGGAAGCACTGTAGTTCAATCGCTGACGGTTGGAATAAGCCCAACGTCTGCCACACTCGGCTCGGCCGGTACATTTACCACCGCTCCAGGCAACCCGACAGCCGGCTCCGGAAACCCTGTGATTTGGTCTCCGCTGGTTGATATTAAGCTAGCGTCCACAACCACGGAGTTTTGCGTGGCGAGCTCTAACTTCTCCGCCAGCACAATGACGGCCGGGGGCTTTATCCGCGCCTGGCGCTTGCGTTAAACGGGCTTGTGAATCGTTACGCCCACGTCCCACGGGTTAGCGCGGTGATACCCGGTAGGCGTGGGCGTCACTGCGCGCCACGCTTCCATAGTATCCGCTTCCGATGCGTAGATCATGCCTGCTTTGCGCTGCGCCGTAATCCAGTTAAAAAACGCTTCTTTCTCGATATCAGTCATGCGGTCCTCTCGCAGAGTTAAACGGATCGTCAGATTCCCAATTCATCGGGCGTCATGTTGGTCAGGTAGTAGTCTGGAAAAATGGAATGGATTTGCCGAAGGCCAAGCCGGTTGACTTCGGCGAATACTCGTTCATGCTGCTGCTCGAAGACTTCGATTTGCATGACAACCTTGTTGGTGGCGACCGTCTGTTTCATGCCGCGCAACACGGATTCCTCATGACCTTCGACATCGACCTTCATCAATAGATGGCCGCCTGACGTTGTGACCACTGAATCGATCGTGATCGCGTCGACCTCGTAGGTCGGCCATTCACTGTTGTCAGCCAGTACGCCGACGCCGGCGCGATTCTTATTCGGATGGGAGCGGCTATCCCAAAACTGAAGCTTGCCAGGCTTATCCGAAAGGGCCTTATTGAAAGTCGTAATTGAATGGGTGGCATCGTTCAGAAACAGGTTTGCCTGCAACTGAGCGAAGTTGTGGCGGTCGGCGTCGAATGCGTACATCTTTTCAAAAACGCCCGCCCGTAAGGTGAGGAGCGAATACAGGCCCCAGTACGATCCGATATCGAGAAACATCGTGCCGGACTTCCCACGGAAGCGCTCTACCAGTCCGGCGAAATAGGCGAGCTGCTCGGGCTCCCACGTGTTCGTTTCAATAACGGTTTTGTCCACAATCGAGGTTTCATCAAGCAGCAGGCTGAATCCCATTCGATCGAACAGGTCGGTTGGCTTTGACGTTGGCTGGATGATGATTGGCTCTGGAATTTCGGGCGGCTTCAGTGCTAAAACAGCATCTTTAATATCGCTAAGCAATTTCTCAGTGCCCTGAAGATCCGGGGCCGCATTCTTGATCTCGACGAGTACTCGTCGGTTTTCATGAAGGGCATCGGGCACCAGTGATATATTATTGCTTATGTTGAGCAACGCGGAATACGCACGAATAAGTTGCCGAAAAGGGGAAATGTCAGCTACGGCCATAGGTCTCTCGAATAGCTTTGATGGTGGCAGGAATCTATCTATGAGAGCCGATTGATCATGCTGATTTGATTTTGATGGCCTGAGCTTTCTCCGCGAGTTCAGGAGATTCTCTCCGCCAGAGTTCAAGCAAACCCTCTGTATGCGCGTCATGATCTCTCGATCGGGTTACGGCGTCTACGCGGAAACGCTCTAGAATCTCCGCTTCGGTCAGTGCTCGGACCGCATACGGAAGCTTCGAAAGATCGCTCACCTTCTCTTCAGGAACAGCCAAATAGTCTGATACATGGCCTTCTTGGGAATCTCCAAGAGCCTTAGGCGCGAGCACATTGCCCATTACTATGAACAGGTGATAGCCCATTTCGGAAATTATGCGCTTCGCAGCGCGCGAGTTTCCTTCGTCGGTCGCATCACCTTGTTTTTCGATCGACTCGAACAGGATGATCGGGCGGTGTTTCTTGATGAATTCAGTCGAGCCCGCAAAGACAACATGCTCGTGCCGCTCGACGTCGATTTTCATGACGACCGGCGACGGCAATTCCGCCGCTAGTTCGACTTCGTACATGATGGAATCGACGCGTTGACAGAGAACTTCCTTGCCGCCCGGTTCGTCGCTTATATGCCCCCATGCCGCATCACCGTGGAAGCGGAGAAACCCGTCGAAGTCACTAACAGCCGTTTGAACAAGCTTCATGTTCGGCAGGTGGTTCTCGCGGATCGCATGGTTTAGACGCAAGCAATTCGTTGGGTTCATTTCGATGGCGACAACCTGACTGCCTGTAATCGCGATCGGCACCGAGACCCATCCCAAGGCTGCTCCCAGGTCGATCAGCGTACCTTTACCTTGCAACAGGCTGTAGCACATCTCGCCGATGTCCGATGTCTGTCCAACGTGAGCGACCCACTTCTCATACTCGTCCAGCGCACGACCTACGAAAAGCGTGTAAGCATCTTTCCCAGTGTGATCGCGCATGCGGAGCGGCGCCAACATGGCCGGTAGCTTTGGCATGGGCAGCATCGATGCGACTTGGGTGTCTGGATCCCGGATGGTAACGCCCACATCCGATTCCTTCGCGCGGAAATACCCGGTTTCTTCCACGGGATGGCGCACGTAATGCTCCCGCGCAACCTGCTCAGCAAATCCTTCGTTTTTGTCGTCCATGTTTCCCTCGCATGTTTTTATTGGCTGCCAGTGTAGCGCAAAGCCGCAGATCGGCTCTGGCGGCACTATCTCACCGATCTTTCGGCACCATCATCTCTTCCTCCTTCCCCTTTAGTCTCTCCACCGAGGAGATCGATAAGGTGACTGCCTTGCAAATGTATGTAAAGGCGCTACAGGATCAAGGTTACATCTCGAAATAACGGTCATTCGTACGCAGTCGTGTTCGCGCGGGAGCACCTTGGAACGACGTGCCACACCCAATTATCGGAGCGATTAACAACTAGAAATGTTTGCCTACAAGCCTTACTATGTGGCTACAAAAGTTAAACAGTCACTTATTAAGGCGGTGAGGCCATGGTAAGCCGGGTTTCCTACGTATGCATTTCGCTCGCGGGGGCGACTGAGCGGCGCACTTTGATGACGCGGCAATTCACGGAACACAGTCTCGATGTCCAGTTTTTCAATGGGATCGAAGTGCTTGATCCAGCGTTCGATGTCTCGACCGCCGAGCTCGCAGCGCGCATGCGTCGTTATGGGCGACCACTTTCGAACGGTGAGATTGGTTGCTATTTGAGTCACCGCGAGGTATGGAAACAACTCGTTAAATCCCGCGATGATGCATGCTGCGTCATGGAAGACGACATCGCGCTTCACAGCGGGTTTCGTGTTGCAGTCAACGAACTCATAGCGCATCGGGAGCATTGGGATGTGGTCCGACTGATGGGGCTCAACAGGCGCGAGCGAATTCCATCAGCGGATCTTCCAAGCGGGATGCAACTCATGTGGATGGATCGACAACCGGTGGGAACTCAGTGCTATGTCATATCGCGCGAGGGTGCGGCCGCGCTTCTCAAGCATACGAACAGCATCGTTCATGCAATTGATACGGCGATAGACCGGCATTGGGAGCACAGACTTCGGCTATTCGTTACGGAGCCGGAGTTTGTAAGCACGGTCGATATGGGCTCAACCGTTGGAAGTCGCCCGGGAGCTACGACCTTATCGATGTTCGTGAAGGAGAAGCTCCACCGCCGCCTCGATAAGTTCACCGCCGCGAGATACAACTCGAAGCATCGCCCGAGACGGTCAATCGTAATCGGGGCCGAACAGGACGTGCCCGAAACAGCATTCGGGTTTTCGCGATCAGATACGCCGGAGCGAGCATGAGCGACGAGATGCGCGAAGCCAAGATCGCCATCACAAACGATGTCGGCGTCGTCGGTTGGGCTGCAGTTAGCCTAATCATGATGCTCGCGCTATGCGTGTTGATTGGCCCGAAGGCAATTGGCATTGCGGCGGTGATCGGTCTTGCCGTGTTTTGGAAACTCAACTTTAGCAAGCGCCGGCTTTCTAAGCGATTTTGGTGGTATTGCTGGTTCGTCATACTCGTTCTAGACGTCGGGCTAGCCCTATATGAGACACAGCTCGCGCTTTTCGGCTTTGGGCAGAGCTGAGACCCGCTCCCATCGCTGTGTACCAAACAAGCTCACCTGCTGCTCGCCTTCTTTTTACGACACGGCCTATCAAGCGGGGGGATGCGCTACCGGGTGCTCCGTCGCAGGACGATGGGGCCGACGGCTAGCGAGTAAGGACATCCGCATCGGTCAATGTCCGTGGCCGCCACCATGTCCGCCGCCGTGACCTCCCTGTCCACCATCTCGGCCGAACCGAGCATCAGCTTCAGTCCGAACCGTGAGTACCGAGCAATCGTATTTTCCAT